AGTTCAAGATTGCTATGAACCTCGGTAGTGACCAAGAGACTATGGACTTCATAAGAGATTGCATCAAGATCTCCCATCAAATCCATAGTTTGTCTTCGGGCAGTAAGTATAGAGTGGACTTCATTAAGTCCCTACTAAATCTCTAATGAGTGGATTAAAAGGAGGAGGGCAATCCCCTCCTTCCACTTCTCCCCTTCGGTGCCTCCTTATAAACTCCCATGATAACCTCGTAGGGATTCCCACCATTGTAAGCCGTGTTGATAGATTTCATTATCTGATTTGTCATAGGCACTCCGTACGAATAACCTATTGCCTTAGCAATCAACTGAATATTCTTCCTTTTCTCACGAGGTGTGAGCTGATCCCAATCAAGGGATTCTGAGAACTTCATTGCTGCCTCAGGAACAAGTGATGCCCACTCACCCATCACTCCTCCAAGTGAGGATCCGTACTTAGCACTTCCACCGATCATGGGCAACTTCTCCAGGAGTTCTCCGGCCGCGGATGCTACTGCATGAACATCACTACCATCATCATCCTTCACCTTAAGGTACTCACCAATCGGATCAGGGACAACATTCTCATAGCCCATCATCTTGTAGAGTTGCCCAGCTAGGACTGTGGCCACTACATACTTAGTAGCTCTCATCAATGCCTGCTTGTTGGATACGTCGGCATTCTTAATCCCTAGCACATCCCTGATAATAAAATTGAAGTCAGCAATCCCGAATGTCTGCAACAGTGTAAGCCACTTAGTAACCTTCCCCGTCTGTATATCCGAAACTGCCCCCTTAATCCCCATGCCCTGAGTCTTCTCCACAACATCATCTGCGAAGTGAACCAGATCATCTCCCTTTAACTTGAGTGTATTCTTCCCATAATGGTAGCCGGCATTCCAACTAGCCTCAGCCACAACTCCATCCACCCACTTCATAGGGGCCATACTCTTATTGCCAAGCCAGTCCTTTGTCCCAGTAGCAAGACCACGCTGAACATAGTCAGTCCACTCGGAATACGCCAGATCAAATTCTCTGATGGACAACACTGAGGATTTCTGCTTAGCTAAGGATGCCTTCCTACTGAAGGTCCTATCTGCAACCATCCTACCTAATCCATAGAAGGTACTCTTCATATCGAGAAGGGTTGGTACTGCAATCACATATGAGGAGGGCTGCACGAATATAGTCCTCAGTGATCCACCAATCGTAGCAAGCACTAGATTCTTACTCAATGACTCAAGTCCCTTATGGATCAAAGGATTAGTGTTGGCCATCGCAGTAGCAGTCGGATCCTTACCCACAATAGCATCACTCCACTTACTCAGCATTACACTCAGAGCAGGGTTCCACTCACGAAGGGTGACCTTCCCAGTACCTGATGGGCGGGGCAACTTAACATAAGCTAACTCCTTTGCTAGTGCTGCCACTGGACTAATGTGGATTTCATCTAGACCATAATTAGAATACTTTTCTATGGCCTTGAATGGGTCTAGTTCAATCGGTATATCTGAAATATCCCTCTTCTTAGCATGAGGATTAAACATTCCATTAAATGTTTTACTCAACTGCCCTAGTTTGGCACTAGTCGAGTTAATCATTCCCTCTCCAAGTCCCAACTCTCGGAGGACATTCAGATCACGGAAGAGTGGCAAGTAATTCTCACGGCCCTTCATATCCAGTAACTTAGGTATAGCCTTCTGCCCTGTATGAGTCCTCACGTAATTGGATCTCTCACGGAACTTCCTAGTGTAATTCAACAGTTGCTCTTTCACGAGTTCTTCATGAGGTAGGAGGGAAGGAATATCAGTAATCCCCATCTTCTCATACGCCTCCTTAACACTCTTCATATCTGCATAACATGCGATAGCGAAGTCCTTCATTCTCTCAGGAGCTATCTTAGACTTGAGCCCATCCAGCCATACCTTAACCTCTGCTTTCTCCGCCTTAGACTCTGCGAGTGAATCTCTCCATGTTCTATAAAGATCCTTAATAGGTCCTCGGAAAGCATTAATCTTAGTCTCCGTGGCTGTCATAAATCTATCCACCACATTAGTGGTATGCTCCACCATGACCCTTCCAGTCTTCGGATCTGTCCTATCTATATCCTTGCCAAAGTTACTCTTCCTATCCATCCCAACTATACCCTCAGCTAGGTCCTTAGGAACTGCTGGCTTGGTCCACACAACCTTCCCATTCCTATCTTTCTTAATCGTCTGGTGGACAATAGGACCTTCAGGGTCCAGGATCTTAGTCCCCAACTTATCCCCATCCCTAATCTCCTGCTTCATCTGGCCCACGTTAGCCAAGGAGGCCTTGAACAAGTCTATGGAAGCCTGATCTACACCCATACTAGAGAGATAATCATCCACTGTCTTCCCAACTTTCTTAGCCATCTTCACTACATTCTCTATCTGATCTACAGCCACTCTGAGGCCAGTCACATCTACTGACCCCCTCTCATTATTCATTATACTCCACAAATCCCTACCTGCCCCATCTCCCCTCTCACCATAATCCAAGATCTCATCCCCAAGTCCACCTTCCCTCCCATAGGATTCCTCAAGGTATTCCTTCTCTCCAAGATCCCACATATCGGCCTTATCTAGAAGGTCAAGTTCAGGTTCCAGGAAGTACTTGCCAGTGGCAGGATCTCTAATGATCTCCCTATCTGTACCCTTCGCATCTCTGAAGGCCTCAGCATCTTCCAACTTGTCGAAGATTGCAAACTTGTCATCGACGAGAGGGAGGGCTTCCTTAGTAATTGGAGTCTTGCCTCCCCCGGAGGCGGGGGTTGCTACGTTCCGTTTTGTAACATAGGAATCTCTCCACTCTAAGAACTTCTCAGCTGCGGAGGCAGAGTCTACAGTTCTAGACTTAGGGACTTCAGGTGAAAGGGATTCCTTAGCAACCTTAACCTCAGCCACCACTTCCTCACCCAACCTAATCTCTTCCAGATTAACTCCCTGAGTAATCTCCTCCAGTACTTTCCAATCCTCTGCAGTCACCCCATCAGAGTACAACTCATCTATCTCGGACCCACTCTCAGCCTTCTTCCTAGCTTCTTCCTCCTTAGCCAATTCATAAACTCTGCGAGCCTCCCCAGTCTCTTTAACTTCTGGAACATACTTACCCCTGGGAGTATCTTCAGCATACTTTCCCACCCTGTACTTCTCTCCGATCTTAACAACCTCAAAGTTATCTCCCCTGGAGGTGGCATCGGCTTGGGCATCCTCAAAGGAGGAATATCTCTTCTTTCCTGGAAATTCATATCCTTCCTCCTTAGCGATTCCTACTGAATCAAACTCTGGTGTGATGATCTCAGGGGCAGGATCAGTCACTGGAGCAGGAGCTGCCTCTCCCACCTTAGGCTCAAACCCCTCCTTAACCTTCTCATATCTAGCCCTAACCTCCTCAGGTTCTAGACTCAATGAGGAGAAGTTCCTTCCCTCACCCGTGAAGAATTGGTGAACCTCAAATTCTCCAACCTTTGAGGATCCTTGATAGGTAATTCCGGGCTCAAGAGAATCCAATACTTCTTGGATGGGGGCTGCTTCAGTGGGAGGAGTAGAAGACTTTCTAACTGGAACTTCTGCCCTAGTACTGACAGGTGCTACAGAGGGTTCTATAACAGGAGAAGTTTGTGGCTCAGGGGGAATGAACTCAGGAACTTCTCCAGTTCCTTCAGCTAACTTCCTCTCCTCAATAATTCTACCTATAGCTTTCCCCGTACTACCAGTAGGATTAATCCCCTTAATACTCTTCAGATCAACCGTACTTATATCCCCCTCGTGTTCAGCCACTATCTTAGCAGCCTTTCTCATGGCAGTCTTAGCTCGGCCCTCCCTCATCTCGGCCTCAACCAAGAGTCCCTTTACCACGTCAGCATTATCTTCGAACTTAACTGTAGGCCTCGAGGTCTTATCTACCCTAGCTGTAGCTTGTCCCTTGTTAATCTGCTCTGCAATTTTATCCAACGGGGTGACTGCAGCCTGAGCCTTAACACTATCAGGAATTTTAGGATCAGCCAATACTTTAGCTTTGGCAGACTCAAGGACTTCTGGAGTAACCTCCACCTTACCTTTCCTCACAGCCCTAGCTGCTCTACGTGATCCAGCCACAGCCATTGGAGCTCCGAGTAGGGCCGTATTAGCAATGTACTGCCATGCCTTAGACCTAGTCTCAAGATCCTCCTCACTGGCACCCTCAGGTGCTGAGGCTCTGGCTACCTTATCCACTGTACCTAAGAAGGTACCAAACGCTGTCTCAATTGGCTTCAGCAAGAGCTGTCCAGTATTAGTAACTGGCTTATACATTCCAGTCTCGTTGACCTTCTCAGCAATATCAAATGCCTTGGCAAGACTCTTCTCATCCCTAGGGATAGCAGCCAATCCACCCATCTGACCCAATGGAAAGGATGCAGCCCCAGATGCAAGTGCAACTCCTGCCTCAGGAACTCCGTAGGCTACATCCAGCATCCCCTGTACTAACTTATTTTGAGAACTGGGAATCCCCAGGGGTAACTTCCCCGTGGGTACCACAGGAGTAGTACTCTCCACCGCAGACTGCCCCATCATTTGGGCACCAGTCTTAGCCATCTCCAGGATATTTCCTGCCCCTCCCTGACTATGAGCCTCACCATCAAAGCTATCCCATGTCATCGAGGGTTGAGACTTTGGGACTTGCCCCTCCACAGGACTAGTGGCTGGTGCCACTCCGGCCATCACCTTAGTGATATAGTCTCTAGTCTCCTGGGGATACTCCAATCCATTAGCCACATTCCCCATCCCGAAGTTATACGCAGCGAGTGCCTTCTCCTGATCTCCTCCATACATATCCATTAACTTCTTGATGTACCTCACTCCACCATCCAAGTTCTGGCGAGGATTAAACGAATCCACCACACCCAGCTCCTTGGCAGTAGGGTCCATCAACTGAAGAAGTCCCTTAGCCCCTGCCTTAGAGGTGGCCTGAGGATTAAAGTTACTCTCAGTCTTTACCATAGACCTAACTAGGCGAGGATCTACGCCGTGAGTGGTAGAGATCTCATCAATGAGGGGATAATAATCCTCAGGCCCCAAGACCTTAGGGGTGGTAGGAACAATAGGAGGAGGGACGGAATCGAAGGAATCCCAAGAGAGTGCCATGTCTAATTACCTCGCCAGACCTAATTCTTTAAGAGCTTGTTCAGGACTCACACCCAATTCCTGAGCCTTCGCTACTATCATCTCCAAGGTAATCTTCTTACCTGAAGGACTTCGTCCCACCAGTGTATCAGGGGGCATCTTGACAATCTCCGCCGAATCCTTTGGAAGCTTAGTCCACTTAGCATCACTTCCGAATAGTCCACCAGTTCCAGGAACTTTAATCCACTGATGAGTGGGATGCTGCTGGTTATAGATCTCAGCATATCCATCCAGCATGTCTGGATTCTCCACGTCTTGGGCCACCATAGATGCATCAATCTCTGCAAGCTTCCCAGCCTGAGAGAATTTCTGAGCCTCAGTAAGACCTCCACTTCCTTCACCAGTCCCTAGAATAGAAGTCCCCGCGGGAAATGTCTGGCCTACCTGAGGATCTATAGTCTGCACAGTACCATCAGGCATCCTGAGAAGTTTGGCAGCTTGGGAATCCCTCGTGGCCTTTCCTACTTCTTCCCTCTTCACTACATTCCCTTGAGCATCAGTCCAATCTATCATCATCTTCCCTTCAACTTCAAAGGGAGCACTGCGATTCAACTTACTCTTCTTAGTCTCGAACTCTTCAGTCTCTCTCCTATTCTTCAGATCCTTATAGTAATTCTCTATAAGATTCTGGGCCTCAGTAATAGCATGACCCTCCTGAGAATTGGCCTGATTTCCCAACACCTGTTTGTAATTAATCAGATTACCCATGAGGTTCTGAATGTCCTCAGCACTTAGGCCCCTCAAATCTAAGGGCTGCCCTCCTCCACCCCCACTTACTTCTGGAGATTGAGAAGGGCCTGCCAGAAAGGGGACTGATCAGACACTCCCCCACTGTTTGAGGCCACAGACTCCGGTGGAACACTTGTGCCAAATGTACTCAAATTTTGTGCTGAAGGGATTTTACTAGTCCTCGTCATTGTTTGCCCATCCGCAGTCTCCTTGATCGTAGTAACATTCTCATCAGGCCCTGCTGTACCCTGAGGAGTTGGGGATTGCATCAGTTGAGGGAACACCTGTCCACCCACTCCTTGCATAGCCTGTGCTCTCAGCGCAGCTGAGGTGGCATCCCCTATCGCAGCCCCAGCACCTTTACCACTCCCAAACCCCGCTCCCATCTGGGCCAACATCTGAAGGAAATTAGGATTGGCCTGCCAGTTACCTTGTGCATTAGTACCACCCATAAAACTAAAGTCCATCACTCACCTCTATAAGTTAAAGTAATCCTGACAACCCACCTAACAATCCACCAGCTAACATGCCTAGGGGATTACCTCCAGACATCATTCCACCAGCAGCCATTCCACTCAGAGCTCCACCAAGAATCCCACTCCCAGTATCCTCCGAAGTCTTAGTCGAGGTCTTAATAGCCCCCTGCAATGCACCAAGATTAGCCCTCTCATAATCAAGGACATCCAGATCCCACAGTGCAGCCTTGGCATCTATCTCCACATTAGTACTACCAATAGCTTGCTTGATGGTGAAGAAATGCTTCATTACATTCATGTAGGTATCTATCACCGAGGTGTTCCAAGCCAAGTGAGTCTTATATCTATCCTGGGCCACCGGGATCAGCCTATACCTAAGCTCCGCACTATACTTGGCAATCTGTTTCTGCTTAGTATCCATCAAGAGAGCTTTGCCAATCACAAAGGAAGAACTCATCACTGCATTAATATCTCTCATCCCTGCCATGAACTTGGGCAACACCTGAGAATCTAACTCATCCTGGAGGATGGCACTCTCAGTAGCCACAAGATTCCCCACTTGAGGACCATTTACTGTATCTTCAAAGAGCTCAGTCCACACAGCCTCAATATTCAACCCGGCCATGAACTTCCCGTACATATCATACAGGGAGGGAAAGGATGCTATGGTGTACCCAGCTCCAAAGAACGCCACGTCTACTGGGATAGAGGAGAATCCCGAGTAAGGATTGTTGTCTAGGGCAGCATCCCTCAACTCAACTGTCTTATCCAAGAACTCTGAGTGCTTAACCTCAATGTATTCAGCATACCTAATGGTACTCTCACCACCAGCACTACTGCTCCCACTTCCCATCTCAACCTCCTATTAGAATCTCCATAGTGGTACAAGCTTCCTTAAATCCAACCTCTCTGGCTACCTGCAACACTCGGGGATTCTTAGAGTCGAAGAACACCCTGGTGCATTTCTCACTGATGGCTAATCCCCGTATTAGTTTGAAGTCTTCTTCCCACTCTCCCCGCGGAAGTACCTTGTATGCGTAGAGGCATCTGATCTTGACACTCCGCTCCTTGGTAAACCTGTCCTCATGGAGTTCAGTAATCATGACTCCCTGAATAGATCCATCTGGACCATCCGAATACTTTAGGAAACATTGGGCTTTATCATTGAGTAGGGCCGCAAACAACTCATTGAACTTAGTAGGAACTTCTGTGATGGCCTCCGTCTGCTGGAGAGCATACTTAATAACATCCCAGAACTTAGGAACTTGTACAGAGATTAGTCTAACAATCATCTTATCCTCACACGTCAATGGGGCTAAAGTTATGGATCACACCCTTCACCCGGATGTAGTCAATCTTAACACTCATGGGGTCTGGACAACGGAGGCTAAACCTAAAGTCCTTACCAAAGCAAGGTACACTCAGTAGACCATGAGGTCCAAGACTTCTCCATCCAGTCCCAATGAATTCCTGCTTAAGTCCCTTACTGAATTCTACCAACGCTTCGAGCCTCCCTTCAGTATCTCCACCCACTTCGATCTCATGAATAGTCTTATTCCCCCGGGTCTCGAAGTCCCAAGTGTCAGAAGTAATCTCAAACAGTGGGATTTCCATATCTCCACTCGCAATCAGATAACTATACCCATTAGCAAACCCTATGCCAGTCACATTAGCTGGGCCCCTTCCAAGAGATTGTTCCTCCACACTGTAGACATACCCAACTGTGCCATCACAGATGTAGGCCATCTTCTCACTAGGGTCATAACTAAGTACAGGTGAGGTCATTGGGAGAAAGAACTCCTCATACCCTAGGGGAGTATACTTATCCGTCAACATGATGAGGCACCCCTTCTTATCCACAAACAGCTGCATATTCTCATCTCCACCAACAGCCCACTGACCTTTCACTCCCACCCAACTTAGAGTCTTCATCCCATAGAAGTTATTATGCGGCACCAACTGAGTAACTCCACCACTCCCGTAGACCATCACACTAGAGTTCAACTTCATGATGTGATAAATGGAGCCTGGCCAATCCAGTGGCATCTCCCCTGCTACATTCTTCCTATCAATAGCAAAGTCAAACTCTCCTATCTCTCCCCACCTGACCCAATTAGTCACGGGAGGGGAAATGACTATCTCTGCATCAATGTAAATATTACCTAAGTCCAGGGAAGATCCTTCCCATACTTGGGAGAAGATTACTCTCCCCTCAATGAGAACATCCCCAAGATCCATAGCCTCAGCTATAACACCAATTCCTAAGAAGGTTCCCTCAATAGAAACATTGGTTCGCAACCACCCTCCACCATAAACACCAAAGGCATCATAGGCGTTACAGTCAAAGGTCATATCATAATCAGGATTTCTTGCCATACTAAACCTCGCTTCCTATGTTACATTATGTAACAAAGCAATCCACCCTTAGATAGTTACCTTAATGTTGGCGATTGTGGCTATGCCTCCATCAGGCTCAGTGTAGCTCCCCAGGAAGTCTATAAATCCCACGATGGGATCATCCGCCACTGTGTCATCATAGATGATAGCCCCACATGCCGGGCCAATATCTCCAGCAGCCGCAGTCCAACTGGTATTATTCCACGTAACATACACTCTATCATCAGTGTCATTCTGGGTTACTGCAACCCCTGCCAGAGTATTCCCACCTGTAGTATACCCGAATCCATTAGCCACCTCACTAGCACTTACATTGGCATACAGATCATGAGCATCCGGGTTGAACACAAATCCTTCTTGCATCAAGATGATCTTGAAGGTATCTGCACTGAAGTCCACTATCTTAGTTGCCAGCAACAGCCTGAAATTATTACTCACTCTTGATGCCATCCCACTCTCCCTATTTAATTTTGATTACAAGGAATCCTTCAATCGGAACTATATATCCATCTTCACTTTCTCCATACTTCCCACCCAATATCTGCTCATGGGTTACTGGAAGATTCCCAGTTCTCTTCCTAGTACGAGTATTGTAATCAGCATTAGTCCAAGTCAACTTACCTCCTACTACCTCAATTCCATTCTCTCCACTTCCAGTTGCATCATCCACACTTAAATCAAGAAGTGCTACATACTGGTAGTTCTCTGCATCTACACTATTATCATATACTGTAAATGCTGTCTGCTCAAAAGCAACTGCGGCACCTGTAGGTAAGTAGAGTTGAGATCTGTGCATAATAGAATTAGCCCCCGTCCCATAACTCCAATAATCTCCACCCCATGCTACCGGTGTATACCAGTTATCATGTTCAGTATCTGCTCTATGAAACACTCTATGCCAAGTAGTAAGATGCTGAATAGTATCTATATTAATCAATAGCTGTACATCTGCTATCTCAGGTCTTACTAAATTAGTTACTAAATAATGCTCCTCACACTTAACTCTAAATTCATATTCATGACCACTGACTAGATTCCCTACAGGAATTTCTACATCCTTCCTCACCCAACCCTCATCCAATATCCACTCCTGTTCAGATCCTGCTACCATACTATTGGTATCAATATCGAACAATGCCACGTAAAGAGGATTAAGTTCATTAGGAGATATTTTGTAATTAAGAGTAACATTCTTTCTTAAATCTGTAGATCCGGGTACCACTGTCATTACTGCATCTGTGATCATTCTTCCAGGATTCACCGTTACAGTAAACCATTTAGTTCCATGCTGCCAAGGATTACCATCATACTGCCATCCCATAAATACATCTACACTACCACTAATTCCACTAAGATCAGGATATACTGTAGTCTCCCAGGGATGGGGTTCTGGCTCAAAGAAGGAATCCGTAACAGGTGTGAAGATACCCCCAGTACACCCATCTTGCCATACTATATCCCAACCAGTTCCACTAATTCCTGTAGCTCCACTACATGCAGTATCTGCCGTAGTAGTAGGAGCAGTGTACATTCCCCAGTATGAGTGAATAATCCATGGGAGGTAATTTATAAGTACTATAGTCTTAACAGTATATAAAGGACTGCTAGGACTTCTAGCCAGTACTGACATAACTACTTTAGATACAGTACTTATTTCATCAGAAGAGTATCTCCATACATTAGTTACTTCATCTGAACTTACCCAGCTTCCACTAGTACCTGGCCACTTGTTAGTATAATCATTTACATTAGTATATCCAGTTTGATTAAATATTCCAAATCCCACAGGAAGACTTATATGATCTACAGTATCCCCCTGTGCAATGTATGAGTAATCAGACCCAAACATTGGGATTTGAATTCTAGTCTTGGTAGCTTCATTCTGTGTTACTATAATTCTAGCATTAGATATTACCACTTCAAGAGGGTATGAAAGAATTTCTGCAGCCCCATCACTCATATCAAATTTCAGGCCATAATTAGTAGCTCCTACTATTGGAGTAAACTCCTCCCTTATCCTAAAGAGTTCATACCCAGTAGTACCTTCTGTATTAGCAGGGATTGTAATCTCATGGCATATAGTATAAGTATCATCTACTAACACCACCTTAAAAGGTGATGCAGTAGTATTCATAGCTATAACTTCAAACTCAAACTTCACAACTCCATCATAGTCCAGTGGATCAAAACTAATAAAGGTTTCCATTCCATAGAGATAATCACATGCTGCAGAGAGTCCTACATGGGAGGTTTCCGCTGGTAACATCTCATGATAAACTTCGAACATAGGAATTACCTCCTCTGGAGGGGCAGTATATGGAAGTCTCGGCCAATACCCACAAGGGTCATGCTTTTCCCTATCCGTGATTCCATCTTGGTCTACAACCCACACTGGATTAAGAACACTAGTAGTCTTATCTCCCTCGTCGTAGGTGTTCTTAATCACAGGAATACAGATCCAAGGACTCTGCCCCTTATATGTCAACCAATCTGCCATTAGCGTAAGTATCCTGTAATAATCTGACCATTAAAGTTACAGATGGCCCCAACCTTGGGAGCCACACCTGAGACTGCATACACATGAGTTGAGGGATCTCGAACCACACTCACTGTACCATTACTCAAGTAAATCCAATCGTGACTTGATGCGATATTCCATTTCCCTCCACCTCCCAATCCAGCTATCACACTCATTAGGGAGCCACTTCTCAACTCAAGAATAGATGTCTCATTACACACTAGGACATGACGCTCCGTCAAGAATAGTTGAGGGAATGGAAAGTTATCCATCACCACCATAGGATCACTCAGCAATGCCGAAATCTCCATAGAGTCCAGAGTCCTAAGCACTCCATCCTGCCCCACTGCCCCATCACACTTAGTCAGGTAAGGATTGTTGCGAGGATTCTTCTGATTACTTCGCAATCCATGCTTAAGATCCTCCGCTCGCCACTCATGTGAGAAGTAGCCATTAGGTAAAGTTTTCATAACAGACCATTCACACTAAGATTAAGAGCACCTATTTCCACCTTATCCATGGAGACTCCACTCTTTAGGGCTATCTGAGATCTAATCTTAGGAATAGCCGCCGTGAGTATATCATCATACTTACTAGTCGGACTATCACTCTCCAACTTAGCCACCACCTCCCGGACAATAGCCTCATGACCTCTGAAGTCCTTGTTGTCCCCATAGAACTTCTCATTAATCTTAGCATATATCGAGTGAGAGGCCATCAGATTCCCCACTACCTCTGGCAGAATCCTTAGCATCCTCTCCACTGCAGCCTCTATCACTTCACTTCGTTCTGAAGGGGTCATCCGTTCATCTCCCATATCTGTGAAATTTCCTGCTCAATGAAATCCTTCTCGATGTTAACCAACTCTTCCTCAACAAGGGCGCTCCAACTCTGAGCACTCTTCGATCCCTTGTAAAGTATCTCTAGGCTCCTCATCGCGCTCATTACTAGAAGCTGGGGATGCTCTATGGACCACCAACCTTCATCCCCATCATCTTCTAGCTTCGAGTTATAAAAGAGTCCGGAGATCTCCAGAGAATAGGCCCCATCGCATGGAGGAAGGAGTATGAGTCCATTATACGTAGGGTCATAAGGAGAGACGGTATCCAGATAGGTCTGAAGCGTAGCGGAGTCGGCCGAGGGGACTTCATCATCTGGAGATCGCCGGAGGTTAGTGGCATAGCAACAAGAGGGTCTCCCCTGAGTAGCACTGCTCAACGGAGTCGTGTACATATTGGCTACAAACTTACTGTGGAGCCCTTTGAGGTACTCCGTGTCTAGGATGGGAAGAGGGATTCTATTATCACTGTTCATGACCCACACCTCGGTCACCGCTCTGCAATTCTTAAAAGTAACTAGATAATCTCCTTGGATCAAATCCTTGAAGATCTTCCCCCTACTCCCCCCTACATTAATCCTACGCTCCAGGGAGCGCTGGCCTTCTTGAATATAGAAGTCCGCTCCATTATTCCCGAAGTCAATAGAGTCCACCACTAAATCATAACGCCCTGTGGCTTCGACAAACATCTTGCGAATTTCTTTAAGATTCATTTTGATTCCTATGTTACAAAATGTAATATAGCAATGGAGGGGCCACTCAGACCCCTCCACATATTCCCCTACCTCAGATTAGGAGAGGGTATTATCCAGACCGATCCCATTCAAGTAGCCCCAACCATCCGGATGATGATACTCAAGGCCACCCTCAGTCAGGTACTCTTCCTTGATTCCGTCACGATTGGTCCACCCGCCTTTCTCCATCGTAGTATCATTCTTATACATCGTGTCGTCGATGAAGCGGAACTTCAGGTCCTTGGGCTCGAAGATTACCAGAGAATTTCTGGTAGTGGGCTCGAACGAGAAGAGAGGATGAGTCATCAGGTTGATCTCCCCAAATGCCGTGACCCACCGAGTAACTTTGATACCATAGTCAACCGTTGCTGAGGAATAGTCAAAATTCCCTCCAGCCTTGATCAACTTATTAATTCCAAGGATGGCGCCACTTCCCGCCAGGGCCAACTTCTCCCGTCCACCATACCTGAAGATCTGCTCCAACTGGATATCCAGCCACTCTTCCCCTGAGGTCAACCAGGTGTCCGCGGTGAAGTCTGTATCCAGTGCATAGTTCTTGACGAGGCCTGCAGTCACTACTCCATTATACCCACCTTTGATGGCAGGAATCAAACCGAGAGTGGTACGCTCAGGCTTGCCGTTGTCACCTGTACGCTCAGAGGGTACACCGAAGAGGAAGGCTTTCTCCATCTCAATGGAATGCATCTCGAGGGCCTCACGCTTGGCTTCCTTATACTGGTCACCAGTCCTCAGACGAGTCTTCATCGCAGTCCGAGTCATCTCCAGAGGAGTGCGGAAGATCTGAGTATAATTATACCACTTGGTCGGATCGTAGGCAATAGCGTCCGGCATAGCGGCACCCTCAGAATTAATATTCCCCACGATCAGTGCCACATCACAATCACTCAGGTCACCCAAACTGGAGTTGTTATCCGCTTCCAGAAGGAGGCAGGAGATGTAGGAAGATGCACCATTAACTGTAATAGCCGTAACCTTAGCATTGACATCAACTGTCAGGTCACTGGCGTCACGAAGGAGGACTTGATGCCCGGCGCGGAAGTGAGCAATGTCTGCTGCACTCATCTTCACATAGACCATGGAGCCTGCGGCCCCACCACTCACATACACTACACTCAACCCTGTGTCCGTGTAGACTCCAGTCACAGTCGCCCTCTGATTGGGAAGAGATTTGGTCCACCAGTTGAACTCCGGATCATCAGTCTTCTCACTGGCCATCTTACTCAAAATGGCAGTAAGAGGGGCCATACCATTAGGGTAACGATAAAGGATGGTTTCTCTCCAATTCTTCGGACGCTGATCAGCTACCCAGTCACCAGTACCACGCATACCTAAAAATGCCATAATATTTACCTCATTAGTTATTAAAGAAAGAAGTTGTTAAAATCCTAATGGTCACCTAAGATTAGGTAGTACCAGTGAACTTAAGAAGAATTGTCCCATAGGTTAAGGTGTTAGCCAAAGTTCCCGAGGCTGCCACATTAATCCTCAACCTATCCCCAGCAGCCACATTAAGATCTGCAGCAGTCGCTGTCAGGAAAAGATATCTCTTTCCATTCGCGACCAGGGCCGTACCACCAGTTGCCTTAGTAGTGTTAGTAGCATCTGCCAGCAACATTACTGTAGATCCAGCACCTGCCTGGGTCAGGTTAGTAATGGAGAATGTAACGTAGTTAGTATCATTAGTTGTCAATGCATCTACGCAACTAAACAATACTTGAGCCAGAGCTCCTGCCTCTGGTACCGTCACAAATGCATAATTATTACCAGCAGACGTAGCAATTGTGGCAAACGTTGTCTGGATGAATTTAGATGCCAAAGGTCCACTGGCCTTAGCTCGAGTCACAGCACCTGAAGCAATCGTAACTGCACCAGTATTAGCCATGGTGACATCACTACTCAAGGCAACACTGGTAAGGGTAGTACCGTTACCAACCAGAACTTTAGTGGTATCCTTGGCTACCAATGCTGCAGCCACCCCAGCAGAATTCCCCAACAGAATACTCCCCTGCGCCAGAGGTATCGTAGTAGACAACATCCTACTAGCTACCATTCCTAACTTTCCTGCAAAACTCATATATACTCTCCTTTAGGTAGCCCCAGATCAGTCAGCAGCTGTAAGAGTGATGCCCGCGGCTACAGCAGCAATACCGGAGACATACCAACTAGTACCATCACATACGAGATCCACATAATCTCCAACTACTGCGGAACTTCCCACGAAGGAAATTGTATCTCCAGCCGTAGCAGAGGTGGTCCCATTCCCATCGGCAATACATACTACATGCCCTATGAGGAGATTCGCAAGACCAGGAGTAACAATCGTATAGTTAGCACCTGCCGGAGCAAGTTTACATACGAACCTATAATTGAGACCTGCTGCCACAGGGGGCAGAGTGGTGACAAACTCCGTCGCATGAGCCAGAAAGAATGTAGTCCCACTCTCTGAAGCTAGTACTTGACGTGTTGCAGCCAAGGTGACCACAGGTACTTTCCCACCAACTGTCCCACCTGAACTTACGTTACCAGTTACAGTAACATTTCCTACTGACAGTCCATCTATGAACTTACCTTCACCTGCCATAATAATCTCCTTTAATTAGTCCTCAATAAATTCGTCAATCTCACTCTGAAGTGAGCTCTTACTTGGAGGCGTCCTCCTCGACGTCTGCGTACCACCCGGTAACACTGGAGGAGTTACCTTTGGTTTGACGGGAGGAATCGCCTGAATATTCAATGCTGCCTTAGAGACCTTTGCTGCCTCAGCAAGCACCTGACCAACCTGCCAGTCAGGATGCTCAGCAGCTACGGTATTCGCTACGTTTGCCACGTACTGTTTTACTGCACCAAGTTCAGGATAGGTGTTATAGAACTCCTCCCTTACCTTGGTCATACTAGTCTGCTGGGTCACCACCTGAGGAACAATCCCTTGGACATGCGTAACGGTGGCCTTACTAGCCGCTTTGATTACACTACCCAAGAAGGACATGAACTTGTCCTTGTGCTCCATGATCTCATCGAAATCAGCTCCGTCCATTAACTCCTTGAGGTCTATCTCAGGCTCCGCAGCCACCTCAGTGGCAACCTTCGGGGCCGATAGAGAATCCACTAACTGGGTCAAGGAAGAAACTTGCTCCCTAAGAGCAGTAACCTCATCCACAACAGGAGGAATAACCTCCTCTTCCATTCCTTCAACTTTCTCCCCTTCGGACTCAGCACCTTCAAGTGCATCTCCCTCAACGGGCTTTGTTTCAGGTATGGGCTCTCCATTCCCTTCTACCTCTTCAGTTACTTCAACAACAGGAGTATCATCCAAAAAGTTTCCGATCTCATCTTCCAAACTGACAGGGGCCATCGCATCCTCAGCCTGGACATCTTCAATCTCCTCAGCCATTTACTTGTCCTCCGGCTCCTTAAGAGCCTCTTCTGAATTGTTTAATAGATCGGTGAAAATCCCTCCGATCAACCTCAATGCGCTTAGAGCGCCTTTAGTCTCCAGGTACTTATCCTTAGGACAGACTTCATAGAAGTCTCTCATGTCCTCAATTCTAACTTTAATTTCCTCTAGGAAATCCCTATACAACTGACCTTCCATAAAATCTGAGATCTGATTAGGGAGAGTCTTTGGAGTATAATCCCTTTTAGGAGCAAGGATCTCTTCCAACAATGAGTTGCTCACATTGCACCTCCCACGGGAACAAGATTCCCCTGCTGCACCTGATTGGCCACAGCTTCATTGGGCATCACCTTGGGCTGAATATCTCCACCCCTCCTCACAAAGTCATTCACATTCTTGGCCCCAAGATTTCGAGCTATATGTGTGAAGATACGGACTATGTCAAAGTTCTGGGCAAGCTCCGGAGAGGATGCCAAGGTCTGGAATAACTGTAACCAACTAGAGGAGTAATTTCCCCCAGGTACAGACCCATCCCTAACCACCACATCATAATTGATGTTGAGGGTGTCAGGAGATACCTGGATGCGGCCACGATTAATATCCTGCCCATATTCCTTAATCAATACTTCTTGCCAATCTCCAGCCAACTTAACATAAGCCGGGATAGTCATCATCTGCTTATTGTGATGTCCGAAGAAGGATCCGATATCTTGCATCCCCTGCATCCCAACCACCTTAGCTATTCGCTCCAACCTATTGATCCCCCCACCCATAGTTCCTTGGAACTCTGTGGAAGTGAGGCGCTCAGGACCGCCTTGACGAAGGGAGCCCTGCATGCTGGCATCGGCTCCAGATATTCGATCCATCCACTGAACGATCCAGGTAGAATCCGCAACATTTCCTCGAGTGACATCAGAGACATTAAGCTGGGCTGCGACATCTTTTACTCCTCTACCCCACGCAGGGCGACGAAGTCTGATGAGTTTACCCTCAGAAGGGTTCTTCAAATCATTTGAGTTGACTTGGTAAGGGTCATAGATAATCATATCATGTATGGCCTTCCTTACATTGGCCACATGACTATTAAACATGAAGTCTAGGACTCCTTGCATACCATGAAGAATTTCTATCCTAGAGACTGGGGACATCGAGTAGCCATCATAGTCAGGAGCTATCACACTAACAGGAAACTTATTGTGGCTGTTGTTGGCCGGCTTAGCACAGATGACTATCTCATCAGACCCCAGTTCAAAGTACCATATCTCGGGGTATTCTCCATCACCAAGTCCCCAGTCTTTAGGAATGATCTTGATGAACATCTTAATTCGATCCAAGTTATTGGTCACCCCATCTGCTGCATTTGTTCTGGAGGCCAAACCAGACTTTGCCCCACGTCCAGAGTTATCCCCTACAAATATGCAGGACCTCTTCCCCGTGAGCTTCTTAAGATACTTCACATTGAACATCGTGGGATCATTCTTCTCAGCAGTCAACAGGTCCATGTAATTAGAGGGGGCAACCCACCCGTTGAACTCTCCTCTCTGAGGCTCGTGAATCGGGACATTGGGATCTGGAAGATAGAGGTAAGGGTCAATATTCTCCAAAGCATTCCCCTCAAAGAAGGTTACATCCTCTGTGATTGTCTCTGCCTTAGTACCAAATCCCATGAAACCAGGCTTCTCCACAGTCCGAGTAGTGGTCCCAGTCTCTTTAACCCATGTAGGAGTGGTGACTCCAAATCCATATGAGAATGCATCTCGTGCCTGGGTGTGAAGATTCAACCCTACCTTATTCTTAGTACACTGAACAGCAATCAACTTTTCAAGGAGGATAGCACCAATCACATCACTCGGCCCATTTCCTTCGTACCTGAAAATCGGATCCTGAAGGAACGCAGCCACATAGTAAGAGAGAAGGGTCTCCAGGACTGTGTAAGAATAAGGAAATACAATACTAACTGGCTTCCTAGAATCTTCATCCTTGACCTTTCGCTCCTTATCGTCTGGTGCTATGTAGGCAGTAAGTGTGAAGTCAATATTGTTCCAAGTATTATGCCTTACAGACATTACATTGGCACTGGACCTGGCTCTCTCCAAGACTGCATCCCGGATCTTAGTATGAAGTTTAGACCCTGGCTTAAGGTCCAACCCATCTGGATATTCATACTGAAAGGACTGCCCGTAGATAGAACTGTCTGAGGCCCTGGAATCTCCGTGAATTATTGCTGGCATATTATTTCCTATGTTCCATTTTGTAACGTAGCAATCCCTCTACAGGAGGAATCCCATCTCTGCAGGCCCCATCATCGGGTCATCACTCAACGTGTCAAACTCATCCTCAGGCATCTCACCCTCTCCGTCTCCATCGATGGGATCGAAGTAGACTGCATGCTTCTCCATAATGAAGGTGATGTAAGCAGTAGCATCCATCACGTCCCAGAGTTTACTCCGGGGAAAGCCCAAGAGTTGACCCTCAAGTTTGGCACAATTACTCTTGTTATGATACATATAACCGAGTCTATAGTTAGGGGCCAAACTGGCAACCCTATCTTCCTTCTTTCCTTTTGCAGGGAGTTCCATCAGGAGGGGATGAATCCCTCGAACTCTACACTCATTCTCCACTGGCTGAATAATGAACTGATTAATACCAGTCACCTCATATCCAAGGATGAACGATGAGTACTGTCTAACTTGAAGAAACATCTGCTCATACAATTCATCAGGGTAGAACTTCCCACTGACTGCATCCCTCACGAAGATTTTCTTACTAGTTCTGTCCACAGCCAAGGTGACTATGGCTGAGTCCGCACTCTGTAACTTAACAGTTTTGGCAGGATCTACTATAGTTATGTGAAGCATGTTGTACGTACGAATGGAATCTCCCACGGGCCTGCCAAACCTATCAATCGGCTGCAAATGATCCCCATTATCTTCAAAGTACTTGAAGTATTCCTGCTTGAAGACTGCATCCTCTTTGGCAATAGGAACGTTCATCCTCTCCATGTAGAATGCGTCAAGGGTCCCTAATCGGCGATGCTCCTCAACCTCCAACATGATCTCATCATCAGTCATGTAGTTAGTGTCGTAGGACTTATAGTTATCGTCACAGATGGAAAGTTGGACACTGGCCCACTCAGGTGACTCAATCAAATCCACTAGGAGAGAATCCTCATGCTTAATAGTGTCAATGTAAATGAAGATGCACCCCGCGGAGTATCGATCCTCAGTTTTCATCAGATCAGACCAGAACCATTCCTTTAACTTCTTCCTATTCTCTTCACTCTTGATTTCGTTCTTATCTTCGAGGTCATCAATAATGACTAACTCCGGACGATGATTGTTCCAGTTCAATCCACGAACCTGCTGGCCAGCGCCACGGGGGAGGATGAAGGTCTCTCCGAAGGCAGTCCAACAACTCTTGGAAAAGGACTCATCAATGGAATCCCCTCCACTTATTGCATTCTTAATATTCCCAAAGAGCTTCCTCACCTGTTGATTGGCAATCAGATCCCTCTTCAAGTTCTCAGTCTGCATTTCGGCTGAAGTAGCACTATTGCTAAGGTATACTATGAACCTTTGCAGACGGAATAAGATACTCCGCATTACAATAGCCCTAGCAATAGAGGTCTTACCAATACCACGAGGGGCTGCAATAGCTATCTTCCTTGCCCCAGAGTTAATGAGATCAAAGATCTGCTGATGGAGGGTAGAGAAGGATGCATAGAATATATCTGGGAAGATGATCCCACAAGTATTCTTAATATCTAGGATACAGGAAGCAAGTATGGCATCCAATTCTTCCTGATTCATCGCGTCTAGGTTCATCTAATTCCTTTGTGCTATGTTACAATATGTAATATAGGAATACTTTATTACTATGCTCCCATCATTATATCAATCTACACTATCATATCCAGAAACGCCCGCTCGTTGTCGGTCATCGCATATCTCCGAGCGGCACCGTGCCACGAGATTGAGGTCCACCTGGGATGGTGACAGCCTCTCCGTTTGACGCCGCTCCAAAAGAATCAACAACAATCGCGTAAGCCGTTGCGCCTATAGCGAAACTCCCAGAATTAAGGGTCGCGGTAATCCCCGTATCGCTCCATTCAACTGACGGCTGTATCTCACAATGAGTCCTATTTGCCCATGTTGCAACATCACATATTTCCACTCTAGCCCTCGAGGTGTCCATGTACACGTCATCCACATAAACATCATAATCGAGCGTTCCCCCGGCAATTGATGCAACCCCTTGAACAATACTCACATACCTCCACTCGCTGTTCCCATCGTAATGTGTCGGAACTGTGGTTTGATTTACCATTGGAGTCGATCTCCCCACGCGATTCCAGTACATTATCCCGTCAGCCGCCAACCCAGTAGACGATCGCTGCATGTAATAATCTACCCGTTGCCACTCTCCCCACAACCAAGCGTCACTTGGATTTGCTGCGCTTGATAAGGAATCCATGGTTGATCCGTCCCATCCATATACCAAGGCCGCAGTGCTGTTGTACCACCGGGGCATGTCCTCCCAAAAGTGATTGAATAACACCCATGATGACTCGGCAGTGTAACATGAGTAGTAATCAGAGCACGATGTGGCATAGACCCCCTTGAGCTGGAAATCTGTAGCAGTGGTTCCAGTTTTGTCCATGTAGACCCACATAGACACAAAAATCTTATCACTACCCCCGGCTCCGATGTCTACAACATTACGCTGGAATGATTCAGAGTCTGATGTGTTCCAATTGAATTCCAGTGATTTTGCCCCTCGATAGACATTTGATTCGACCGTGCCGAAACTGGCAATGTTGGTTGTTTGGTCAGATGGAATCTGCCCTATTGTCTCGCTGTCAAAATCATTATAGTAAGCCGGGGTGTTTGCTCTAGTCCCAAAATCAGCCCCGGTGATGGATATACTCGTTGGCCCTACCGATACCCCGGATACGCTCGGGGCAGAATCGGCCTGATTTCCTGTCAACAAAATCAGTGATATAACCAGCAATAATCTGATCATCGCTCGTCACCGTCGTAAGCTGCGAAATTGTCAAGCGTGATGTTCGATGGTGTCGGGAATCCCCAGTATGTTTCGGTCGCTCCAAAATCTATTCGCCCGTTACCCTTCGCGTCGTTTGCAAGGTTGAATGCAGTTGCTGCTTCACCCCACGCGCCAATTTTACATGCAGCCCCACCGGCAGAGGAATCCGCTTTAAGGTAAAGATACACATTGTATTCAGTGTCTGCTGCTATACCTGTCAGTGTGATATAACCGCTGTATGTAAAACTACCTACGTTATTTACTGCGGCAGTCCTGTAACGGTAAACATCACCACCAGCATCGGATGATAGTTCAATAAAAGAGACGAGCGCATCGCTATCATTAAGTATTTTGATCGGGATAAAAGTTTGTGTGGTTGTGTGAACGTCTAATACACTACCAAATTTTATGGTAAATTTAGCAGTAGTTTCAGATTTGTTTGTATGTGTTGTCTCCCTTATTGCTGCCGCAGTCGCAGAACTGCCTGTGTATAGCAATGTATATGATGATATAGAAAGCCTTCCAGAACCATCTCCCTCGAAATCCCAACTACTGCCGGTCAAAACATTAGTGTTGTCGCCTCGGTCGAAACTGTCAGACGCGAATGGAGTCACGCCGCCCTGCACCTTCGCCATCGTCACACCGACACTATGCGACCCGGCAAACGACAGACCAGGAAGCAGCGTCAATACCAAAACCAGTATGAGTTTTTTCATAATCAGTCCCAATCCCCCTCAATCTGCCATGAGCATTCATTCAAAGCGTCGTCCGGATCGGAAAGTGTCATGAAAACCTTTGTCCCTGCCGGGATGGTTGCATCGTCAATGCCAGAGGTAATGGTTGCCGTGCCGTTGACGGTCAGCACTGCTTCTATCGTGGTTGGAGTACCATAGCCTACCCCCGCCGCCTTGTGCTGAAAAGTCAAAGTCGTTTCCGTTGTCGGATCAGCATCGCAGGAGACTGATATCTCGGTAATGGTAAATGCTGCCGGAACATCGTTGATCAATGTTACAGCGTGATTTGTACCGTCTACCACGTAGATTGCTTGCGGGTCGAGCAAGGTGCCGTAGAAATCGGCCTCGGTGCCGCTGACGTATTTCGCCTTCACATCGCCGGAGTGCATCAGGTCATATTCCGTATCACTCTCAACAACCTTGATCTGTCCCCCCTCGTTGTAAAATTCCTCGCTACCGTCTGCGAGCGGGGCAATGCTGGTGTTGTTCGGGATGATCGACCTGCGGCTGCCATCTGGTGCGTTTGACGCCAGAACCCCCGTAACCGGGTCAATCGTCCACCCGGAAGCCTTAAGCAGTTTGCCGGTTGTGCCATCATAGACCGGGATTGCGTTGTCGGTTGCGCTGACAGGGCCTACTACATTACCAAACGCAGAAAACGGAACGTTCTTAGTTGCCCAAGAAGCTTCGGAATCTGTAATCAATACCTTATCATTAGCGACAGGTGTAGCCTTCGTAGCATAACTAGACTGTTGAGCAGCATAGGCTCCTGAGGCCACCAGTAATAAAATTGCAGTAAGTGAGATACGTTTTAGCATAATAACCTCAAGAATATAAAGGTTGCTATGTTACATATTGTAACATAGGAATTAAGGTGTAGGACAAATTTCCAGGAAAGAGATGGTAATCTTATTCCAGGGTATTCCTAAAGGCCATCCAGCATCATAGAGAATAACGTAGAAAATATAGGTTCCAGGAGTTATATCAAGAGTTCCTAGATTAAGCCGAAGAACTCCACTTCCAATACTCCAGTCAAACATTGCTGATTGGGCAGGAACTGCTGAGGATATTGTAAGCCCACAGCCTTCACGAACTAAATCTACCTGAGTTATATTAGTTAAGTCTATAGGACCGTCAGGCCCTTTTATAGTAATATCTTTAGGATCATTTCTATCAAGATATACAGATATAGCTATCATAAGAGCTCCAAAATCCTAATAGGTGTTACATTTATAATATTCCTCTGAGAATCAACCGCATCGATGAGACGTAAAGAAGATGAGTTCACTAAATATCTCTGATTTACACCTGGAATTGGATTTGCAGAACCATTATATGCAGTATAGCCACTGATAGTATAGGGCCCATCTCCTGCCATTAATGCTCTAATAAGGATTGCAAAAGCTTCAACTCCAGTGGAGTTATAATTTCCTAAGTCTGCACTAAAATCAGTAAATGTTCCAACAACTAATGAACCATCAACTCCAGTAATTCCTAATGCTGCATAAGCAGCTTCAACAGCCCTAGCTACAATTACAGAAGCGGATGTTCCAGTTATCGCTATAGATTCATTACTACTATGTAAAGATCTAGCTATTGTTAAAGTTGTATTTTCACCACTAGTTACTACTTCTCCAGCTTCAGCAATTAGCGCAGTACCTGAGGCTAAAGTTGCACTCTGCCCTGATATACTAAAACTTTCAGGACTGGCAAGAACCGATCTATTAATTACAGCTGATTCTCCTGATATATATACGATACCAGGATTAGCATAGATAATTTTCTCACCAGTAATTAAATCAAAATCAACTGCATAGCCTTCAACTACATAACTTTCTGATAGAGCTTCTATAACATGAGATGTTATAATTGTAACAGCATAACCACTAAGTATAACTGTCCCATATGATGCATCAAGTACGCGTCCAGTACTAGTTATAGCACTAGATCCTACTAAAGTAGTGGTTCCAATCCCTAATGTAAGATTTCTATTTGCAATTACACTAGAAATACTTCCTGATATAGATAATACTCCTACATCTGGTAGAACTGTTCTTGTAGCAGTTATAGAAGAAATGAAACCTGAAACCTGAACAGCTCCAGAATCTACAGAAAAAACTCTAGATAAAGTCTCAGTTACACTTACGCCACTGGTAATAATTTCTCCGACTGTGGTAGTAAGTATCTTATCTACAGTCAGAGATGTACTCTGGCCAGAAATACTTAATGTACCGGAAGATACCTCCCAAGTTCTACTAAATGATACTTCCAGCCCATTTACTACTATGGTATCTGAATTAGCCTGAAGAATCTGTTCAGCAGCAGTTAAGTCGAATTCAGTTGCATAACCAGTAATATCATATGCACCGTATAAGGCTTCTATAGCGTAAGTTGTTCTAGACGTTGCTACTTGGCCAGTAACTACTACTATTCCAGAGACTGCATTAAGATAATTTATCTGTCTACTTAAGGTGGCAATGATTCCTGAAAGACTATATGCAGTAGACTCTGTATAGAGTGTTCGAGTTGCTGTGGTACTAGCAGTCTTTCCTAAAATCTGTGTTGAGCCTACCTCAGCAATAGATGTAATAGTTTTAGTAAATGTTGCCGGTACTCCAGTAATTGCAATAGTTCCTGGTAAGGATACAATCTGTCTCGCAATTACACCTATACTATCTGCCCCAGTAATAGCTATTGATGCAGGTAATGCGAATACAGTAGCGTCTGTGAATATTAGATTTCCAAGGGAATCTAATATAGGATCCCCTAAATCATCCCGGAGAATATTATCAAACTGAGGAAATCCTGTAACTAAGACTTCTCCAGAAGCAGAAATTCCTCCAATAGATATCTCAATTGAAGCATCTAACCCAGAAAGTGTAATTACCCCTGAGTCAAGATTTCCCTTACGAACATTAGTAATTATTGCTGCATATCCAATGCCGCTAATTGCTCCTGGAGCTAGGGATAGATCTCTCTCTGTAACAATACTAACTGAAGACCGCTCAATTAGGACCTCTCCAGCCTCTAAATTAAATCCAGATACTACTTCAAATGATACTTCCAGCCCAGTAATTACAATACTACCTATCATTATAGGTAGAGTGTATGGGCCATCTGTTAATATCCAGTCTCCAGTACTATCCAGAATAGCAATGCCATCTGAATCATACAGAATATTGTCAGTAAGTACTGAAGATACATATGTTATTTCAGCATCTACTCCTACAACGAGGATCTCGCCAGGACTGGTAGAAATTCCCTTAAATCTATCAAACTCTACATCAGTACCAGTTATTTCTATAGACCCTAACTGGGCAATTAGAGGGCCGCCAGTAAGAATCTGCTCTCCAGTACTATCAGTAATATCCTCCCCAGTTGAGTCGGTAAGGATATTATCTACTTCTTCTGCAATTCCCAGCTCAAATGAAGCATCAGTTCCAGTTACAGCATAGCCCTCAATTCCTGCCGAGAGATTTCCATTCTTGGCAAGTATTGAAGCAACACCATTAAGTGCAGTTGCTCCTGGGCTGCCAGTAACATTGGATAGTTTAATTACCACCCCGACTGCTCCTAAGATGACTTGAGTCGTAGACTCAGCATCCATTACAGGAGACTCGTAGTATACTACCAGATAGACATGGTCTACAGAACGGGCATAACTACCAACATTAGAAGGTTTGAGTAATACACCAAAAGTCGAAGCATTGACCTCAGCAGCCGTTAAAGTATTACCTAGCAGATCTGCTGATCCACCAACTGTAAATATCTGATCCGTATTGGCCGCTGTTGCAGAGAATGCAGATGCAGTCCCAACTCCTGCTGATCCATCCTTGGTGAGTTGGACAGTCAGTTCACGCCTACTAGTATTATTCCCCGACCCCTGGTACTCAGTGACAATCTCAATACCTAGTATTGTACTACTAACAGGGATTGAGAACCCAAACCCAGTTGCTGCCATGACGGCAGTAGTCAGCGATGCTGTAGCTCTCAGATCATTAGAGCTATAGACATTGGAGACATTGCTCCAGCCAGTGACTATACTGGCTGAAGCTGATGGATTGCGGGTCGAAGAGGCCATCTGTTACGCAATAGTCATGATCGTGCCAGGAGAGGCATTATTGAACTTGACGGTGAAAGTCTCAGTGTCGGCCAGAGTAATGGACGACCCGTAGTCCCACCAAGCAATGAGCGCATCAGTCGGAGAAGTTGCAGTATCGTTGTAGAGGACTGCATACCTAAACGGGCCAATTCCACCAGAAGTGGCAGTAAATACTACCTGTGTCCCGGAGATGGTCATCGTACCACTAGCTTCAGACGTAGTAATCGTTGTAGCTGTGGGAGTATAACCATTTGCCGCTGCAGGGGCAGCATGGTTAGTTACTGCATCAAAAGATGTTTGAGTGTTGACTGGGGCAGTATTAGTCAAAGCAACCTTGAAAGAGTGTGCTGAGAAGTCATGCTTCCCTTTGGCCAACTGCTCTGCAAAGTCTTGGAATTTGTTATAAGTTGCCATATCTCACCTTAGTTGAATTTTGCTTTGTTACAAAATGTAACATAGAAACAATGTTTATCTAACACCTCGATACTCAAGGGAGTAATGATTGCCGTCACTAAAGCGACCTCCCCAACTTCCTCCCAGAGATTCCCAATACTCACCTACCTCACGATGGGATTCAGTGGACTGAAGATACTTCTCCCCTTTGAACAAGTTAATATCTAATGCCAATCTCAGCTTATGGAGAGAGTTTGGTAGGCCATAAGGGGAGTCAGGGCTACGATAGGCATCACCTAAGGTGAATTCATAACCATTGTCGTGAATGAAGATGAAGAGTTGGGTTAGGAGGTGGGTGAACTCTTGTTGACGCTTGAGTAAAGGTGACATCCCTCATCCCCCTGCTACTACTTTCTTAACTGCATCGGTGAACTTAGCCCAGTATCCGTAGATGGTGGTACCGGCCACACCAGTCAGAATGAGAACCAGGACAAATCTCCTAACCACCGTCCTATTATCATCCATCATAATGGTGAATTTCTTATGTGCATCCACCATGGCCTTGAGGTCCCCTGGTTGGATGGCAGCGAAGCGACAATTCATGTCAGTGTGCTGCTGCTTGTAGACTACTGCCTCGACGATTGCGGTGATTGCCTCAAGATCTTCATTCGTTAGGTTGTAACGGCGTCTAGATCCTGCCCGATCACTATATCCCTGCCCAGCATACACTTCCATCTCCTCTGTCATCACTTCTCCTAGGCTTCATACACCTTACGATTAAACCTCTTCGATCCTTTCTTAAGCATATGCAGCCTAATGACCAAGGTCACCTGACGTGCTACCCAGGGCCATAGCCCCTTCCTGATTACTGTATCATAGTAGAATTGGTCAGCCTTAGGCTGTTCCACATCTGGCAATCTCTCACTATTTATGAGGTCACAGATGATGTCATGACCACAACTCGCCTCTATTGTTGAAGTGAAGTTAGGAAAGGGTCCAGAGTTCCCATCCCACGCATAACCTTGGTAGATCTCGAGTTTGCCAGAAGGATAGAGATGGAAGAACTTATCTGATATGTCGTAGCCGTAGATTGTTGTCTGGACAAAGAAGTCCTCAGCCACGACTCTATCATACCCAATCCAGTATTTCACTTAGTACACACTTTGACACCTGTGGGGAGTTTCTTGAAGTGTTCGCAACCCTCTCCGGAACGACCATTAGAGTCAAAGGAGAAGCAAGGATTACTCATATCACAGTAGCGGTCCTTAACTTCATGAAGACCATTAGAGTCCTTGTCACTCATGTGTAGGCTGTCATCCGCTATGACTCTCATGACCCTCTCCTAAGAATTAATCCTCACAGTCATCATTATCAGAGGGCCAGCCACAAACTGGGCAAAAGGGCCCTATGTACCTGTGACCACACATCTCACACACAATGACCATCGCTGGACTACTTATTGTAATAGAAAGTTGCAATCTTGGAGGAGTTACCATAAGGGGCATGAAGATAAACTCCACCATGATCAGTGCCAGTGTCAGCATCTCCTACACCATTCGGTCCGATACCAGGCTTAAATACAAATCCATCCTTCTCACGATAATTATGTGAGGTGTCTTTTACATAGACAGTATGACCGTTGGCGAAGACTACCTTGATGTTAGAACCAAAAGCTGGCCCCTTCTTATTGATTCGCCAAGCTTGGCGTCCTCCGTTACGAACACCATAAGATGTAAAGGATTCCTTGGAGTTGTAATCTAAGGACTCACTCACACCTGGAGTAGGAACACTCACCTCGCCCGCATCTGTGACTGGATCCTCACTAAGAGGAGTGGGAGTAGGAGGTTTCACCTCTGGAGTAGTAGTTCCAGGGGCTGGAGTAGTAGGAAGATTCACTGGGACCGTGGACGCGGTGGGTGTCGAGGAGACTACTGAGTTATCAGTGGTGGATGTAGCTGTGGGGAGGTACTTAGCAACAGAGTCCTTGATTCCCTCTAGAGCGGCCATCGCTCCTTGGGTAGCTGCACTACCAGAGGCATCCTGAGTTGGGACCGTGGAATTGGTAAGTCCGGCGGCATCCGTCTTCATGGTCCCAGTCCCACCCTCGTTCACCTTCTGAGAGAACGCTATGTCGGTGAAATTGATACTAGCCGAACACCCTCCGAAGAGAAAGGGCACTAATCCCACTGTCACCAGAGTAATAATTCGTAAATCCATGGTAGATCCTCCATTCTGAAATGGGGTCCTAATGGAAGCGGCCCTGAAGATTCACTTGCACATGCGTGGCGGTGGGGCCCGCTGACATCACTGTATGTGATGAGTTACTCGTTGAGTCCAGCTAGTTCTTGGGCCCTCTGCTTAATGCGATCCAAGTCTTCCATAGAGAGGTGGGCATGGACACCACGGGTGTCAACCCTCTGGATGGCCTTACCCATTTCCCTATCGAGGAGACCATTAGCCTCTTTGAGGATTACTGAGGCACTGGCTTCCTTACCCATTATAGCACCATTCTCGAGAACTTCCTTAATCCTCTGAATGGCCAATGGAGCAAGGTCTGCGATCTCCCTTGCAAGATCCACAGTTCCAGCATCACGGGCAGCCCGCATGATGGACAACTTATCCTTGACCACAGGAGAGTTCTTCACATTAGAGACTGTCTGAGGAGTACAGCCCATCGCCTCAGCGATGTCAGTGTTAGATTGACCCAGAACCAGCCGGCGCGCTATCTCATGATGATTGTCCCACATCTCGGAGATCTGCCATCCCTGCTTCTTATCTCCCTCAGCCTTCTTTCCACCATTACGACCTCCGTTACGGTGGCGGCCATCAACTCGAGAGGAATCAGTCCAGCGGGACTTCGGATAGGAGTATGTCTTAATCTCCCCTGAGGGAGTTGTGTATTCTGCTATTTGTAGATCTGTCATAAGGTGCCTCTGAAGTAAGGTAAAATTCCTGCCTATGTGGGAATTGTACCAGACTGGTCTGGGGTTGTCAATGAAGTAAATGGTATATTAGAGAGGACTAGGATCACCAATCCTACCATTCGCAATGCTCATGTGAACCATACTCATGAAAGTGATCGTGGAAAGGATATCTGTCTGCTCGCTGTCGCTCGTTCCGCTCCTAATGAACACCTTAGTGTTCGGGCCCACCCAAATGATGGTTGCTATATTACATTATGGAATGTAGAAGATTGCCCATAGGGCAAGAGTGATTGCTATGTTACGAAATGGAACGTAGAAGATCACCATGTACCAATTGGTACCATAATGAAATCTCCAACACAATGTAGGTAGGGGGTTCTAATGCGTCGCCCACTAGCTTTCCCCCATCGACCCGGCCTTCACATGGGATAGGATGCTGGCCGATTGACAACCTGGTGGCAATGGTGTATAATGGAATCATGTGAAAGGGCCATGTGGCCAATGGACATCGGGAGAATATTATGAAAGTACGTGAGCTGATCATTGAATTACAAAAGGTTAACCCGGAGCTTGATGTGGTGCTGAATGTGGACATATCGGAGCTGTGCCCGGAATATGATTCCGTAAATTATCGGCTGAAATATATTAGCATGGGATGGGAACCAAGCGGAGTTATCAGCTTGGAATCCGATGAAATTACAGGCTATTGAGGATTATTCGGGAATGGTCAATGAAGGCCATTCCCATCTATCAACCAACACCAATGGAGCATATCATGGAAATGAAATTCAAGATTGCAATGAACAACGAGGAGAAATTGGCCGGTAATGTATTCGACGTCGTGGTCAATGTGGAGAAATGTGATGACGCTACCATGCTCAAATACGCTCTCAAAGCGTATACGGTGGAAATTCAATCGCAGATTCGGAACAACTGGAGTGCATTCATCAAAGGGGAATATCCCCGGGAATTGACCATTGGCCAGGCTATGTTCGCTAAACGTGTAGCCAAGGTCATGACCATTGAGGAACAGAAGAAAGCCGTGGCGGCCGATATGAATAAGCTGAGTGAGACTGAACGCCTGGATGCTCTGGTCATGGGTGGATTCATCACGCAAGAAATGTATGATAGTTTGATCGAGGCAGCTGTGGCTAAAGAAGAGGCCGAACAAGGATAACATCGGTCAAGCTCATGATGGGAGTGGCCTCGAAAGGAGCCATTCCTACATTACATTATGGAACATAGGAACCATTCAATAAGGAGAATCATCATGAAACATTGGATAGTGTATAGGATTATGGAAAGGCAGGCATCTATTGAGGTCGGCCACTACTATGAATTCTCCAAACGTATCCAATTCCTATATTGGACATATATGGAGTATTAGCAAGGGTCACACAGTGACCATTTGTCATGCATGTCATATTGTCATGCAATGCATGGGGTTGATGTATGTCATGCACCGCATGAACCCGGTCTGTGTGCGAAATTGCAATGGTACATTTGTCTTCAGTTATATATACATATCTAATTAAAAGATAATATATAAGTAATTAACAATATGTATATATAGAAATTCTATTACATATATAACTAACAATCAATATATACTTAACTACTTATATATAAATGAGAGAAGAGAAATGTACCATTGGAATATGGACAATGAGCGTACACACGGGGTCCATGACATGCATGACTTACATGCAAGGCGTCACAACCATGTCATCCATGACAATGGGCATCTACAATGCCCCCAAGTCAAGATAATATAATATGGTTAGATATTGACAATGCATTATGGGTGTGTTAAAATAATGGGACAATCAGACAGAACCTTAACTTACTGGAGGGCCTATGACTAGGAAGTATGTCAAGAAGGGTTTCATCATGTATGAGTTGTATGAGAAGGGTAAACTCGTAGCAGAGATTGCTGTAGATCCTCCTGACATCGTATGGTTTCACTACGTACAGGGCCGTAGCACTATGCCCAAAAGCTGGTTTAGAATGGCTAGTATGGCAGATGCCTTTGAGATGCTGAAGATATTCCAGGGCAAGTGTCCCAAATTATCTCAACCATTAGGAGAATCACATGAAAACTAATTCTCGTTCCTCTCAAAAGAATACCTTCACACCCTTATCTACAATGTCCACAGAAGCTGTGTGCCTAGGAGTCTTGTGGAGCCTTGGGGCTGCAGCAGTCGTGTGCCTCCTCATTTACTTTGGTAGTCATGCTGCCCACGAAGTATTTGCACCACTCATTGAGGCACTATCACCAGAGTTACCTAAGGATTTGTAGGATTGCATATAGCAATCACCTTCATCCTATCCTCCCATTCAACATTACCTAATGGAGATTACCATGAATCCTAAATTGCAACAGTTTGCTAGAGATCAACTCAAGGAAGGTCTTGCAAAGCTTCCTCCAAGTTATCAGAGAATATTCAAGTTAATGTATGGTAGAGGAAATCCAGATAATTTAACCTCTCTAATTCCTACCATGAGAACTGTGGAAGAAACTGAAGCAATGGATGTAAATGATGTAGTGGATGAAATACCTGATAACAAACTAAACTGGGCTATGCAGCAAGTTGATAATTCATTGAAGAAATTATCGTAGGATTGCTTAAGCAATCACCCAAGTGCTGACCTGTTCAGCAATGCTGATTTGCTACATTGCATTATGTAATATAGCAAATGGCCCAAGGTCCACCGTCCCACAGGGCAGACCAAAGGTCTGAATCCCTACACTTATCAACCCTTGTTATGGAGCTACTGCTATGAAGTCACAAGAAATCCGTTACATCGAAGCCACTACTCGTGCTATTCACTCTCTCAATTCTTACAAGAAGGCTGGGTACATTAAGATGGTCCAATCTTCTCGATCTACTGATCCTGAGGAAATCATTCCAGAGATGAAACATTCTCTTGGTATTCGTAAGAATGATGTCTCTCATAATTGGGCACTGAGAGAATTTATCTCCAACTGTATTCAGAGGTAATTATGTCTAAATTAGACCAAGTCCACACACGCAAGGCCACCCTTGCCATCTCCACCCGTGCTGACATGAGGCACCTGGCGACATTAGTCGCATTTTGGCGTGGGGCAGGGGAATCACCTCGCTCAATCAGTGAGTTAGCCAGGCTCTCCCTCGAATCCTTTGCAGAGATGTTAGTAACTAGCCATATGGTAGACTTCATAGACAGTCAGGAGGCTGCCTCAGAACTCCTGGCCACAACTGGCCTCATGACCCAAGGTGTCCAGAGGACTAATGTCCTCAAGGCCCTGGCCAAAGAAGGCAAACTTAACCCTAATTCTCTCCAGACATTCTTAGATCCTGTAGAGAAGATCAAACTTCACTCAAGGGGGAGAAAGGATGCTGCCGTAGGAAATGATTCACCCGAATTGTTACAGGCCCAAGCCCTCCTCAATGAACGCCTACTTAAGGAACTCGGAGGGAGGATTGAAGATGAAACAAGTAGGACGCAGGGGATGTTCGAAGCACTTGGAGAAGTACCTCCTATTGAATAACTATAGAGCCTACTATGAACAGAATCCACGTAAAAGATATAGTCATCGGACAAACATACTATGCTGTATGTATTGGTAGTATATCAACAATAAGATTTACGGCAATCTATATCCCTAAAGCCTCAATATATAATATTGCTAGGGAATGGATATGGGACTGTTACTTGTCCGATATAGGTATTGAATATGAGAATGAATCTTACGTAAACAATCTCAATCGGGTATTTGAAACGGAAGAAGAGGCTAGAAATTGGATAAATACTGAAAGATACCAGCAAGAATTAAGTGACCACTGGGATTCTGTAAATGCATATAACCTCAACAAATGGAGATGGAGAAATGAGCTCTGAACCTCAGCACGTTAGTGCTCCACTGCAGGCCCTACAAGAAGATCTCGCCCGCCAACTCTTCGGCATCCCTCTATCCAGGGCTAAGGAAATCGGAGTGTGCATTAATTGTAAGAAGTTAGCAGGGCCTAGGTGCTACTCTCCTGCCGGCCGAAAAGAGTACTCCATCTCAGGACTGTGTGAACTGTGTTTTGATGAAATAACTGGATAACCAGAGGAGACTTACCATGTTTGAGGATAAAATCATAACTTACATTGCAGCAGATGGAACTAAATACAAGGGTCGTGTAGTAGCTTGTGTCAAAGACATTGGAATAACCATTGTAGATGCTAGCAATCCCTCTGAGTATCTTCACTGTCTTAAGATGAAAAACTCTCCTAATTTCATTAAAGGTAAAGGTGAAATCACAGAGACTAGAAGACTCTTCACCTTATACCGTAAAGGTATAATTAAGGGAGTTATGGATGCTAGAACAATCTCTAGAAGTTCTGGAGGATATCCTAGTCATAGTACCTGCGCCTTCGGAGTATAACAACTGGTAGCCCTAATGGGTTGGAACACTTAAGAACACACGCTGCCAGCGGCAGCACTGGAGATCAAATGATTACTGATAGAGAAGAGAGAACTAGCACCAAGGAGTATGCACCCCTATCTGAGGCCTGTCCCATATCCCTTCCCCAAGGACCTGACACCTCACCTAGGGAGGATATTGCTACGTTACAAAATGTAACAAAGCAATCCATTAATAGGATGACCAAACTCTCCACACTCCGTAGTGCCCTGGCCTCAGTGCGAGCCTCCCTCACAGACTCCCTCTGTTGGGAACGCCAACTTGAGGCCGAACTAGTCGAAGCCAAGGCTGAAAGAAAGAAGTGGTCCGAGCTCCAAACTGCTATCATCATCAGGCAGGCTGAACTCTCAGGCCTCGTAAAGAGAGTCCCCAAACACACTCCAACCACTCAACCTTCCTACACAAGGAGTTCCATGCCCAAGGCTGATCAAATGAAAGAAGTTTTGGCCTCCCTCAACAAGGACGAGAGGGCTGCTTTCATCGAGGAACTCCTGAGTTCCATAACCTGCAAGTGTCAACCATCTGAGCCGGCAGGATTGCCTAAGGGACTATAGTATGTACTACACTATCCAAAACAATAGAGTTTCCTTCCACCCTAACCCTATGGAGAACTCAACTCCTGTGCCTAAGGATGCCACTTACTACAGTCTGGCTTACTGTTATCCTAGCATAGTGGAGGTAATGTGGCACTCTCAACCTTGGCCCAGACTTACTCACTTAATTAAGCCTATACCAATGGAGGAATCCTTATGACCCTACTATTCCTCTACGCAACTCTCACCCACGGAGATCTACTATGCCTACTTATCACTTTGTAGCCAAGGTCCCACTCACTGCTTACACCACAGTAGAAGCTAACTCACTTGAGGAGGCCTTGGAAGAGGCTAACTCAGAAGATAGAGAAATCACTTATGAATTAGACTCTAGTGCAGCCAAGTACTTAATGCAAACTAGATGGGTAATCCGAGAAGTGGACGAAGGTCCTGAGGATATTGAACTAGACCCTCATAATCCTACCACCCTATAGGGATGGAAATAAATTTCCATTAGTTGTTGACATACCCAACCAACATGGTATAATGGCCATTCAATCGGAACACATCGTGCTCCATTTAATCGTCGTCATAGTGACGGCAAGTAAGAAAAGGAAAGAGTGGCGAAATTGGATAGACGCTAGGTAGCTCCTAGCCCCGTTCGACTCGGGGATGAAATACACTCGGATAGTGATGCAGGTTCGAATCCTGTCTCTTTCCTACTTAATCGGGCATCTAGCCCACAAATAACAAGATCAACTGGAGGTAACATCATGGCAATGGAAGCAATCTCAGCACGGTATCAGGTAAAGGACGAGAATGGCAATGCAGTACTCGATGGCGAGGGTAAGGCCGTATGGCAGGAATGTCAGGTGGACTACGATCTTGGGGACTCTATCGAAGCTGCCTCCGAGAAATTTGGCGCCGACGTAGTCTTCTCTCAGTTCAAAGCCAATGCCCGAGTGGTTATTCAGGGCATCATTCGTGCCAAGCTCAAGGCTGGCCTCTCTGCTGAAAAGATCCAGGAATTCATCTCCACTTACGTCCTCGGCGTAGCAGTAGAGAAGACTCAGGTCGACCCAGTTCAGGCCGTCAAGGCTGCCTTCGCTACGTGGACCCCCGAGAAGCAGAAGGAATACTTGAGAGAACTCGGCGTAGCTGTCGACTAATAATCCCTAGTATTAACCCTGGAGTAATGATCCTCATCCTTGACTTGTGCAGGGATGGGGATTTTTCTCCCTCAGATTGCCACAAATTAATGTAAATAACACACCTTAGGTCCTTGGCCTACTGGAGCACATTATGACAACTCAACTAGAATTCCTCTCCGAACTTACCTCATTATTGAGTGAGGCCCCACCTTCTCACGGAATCCTGGGAGTCTACTTAGTCAACCATCCCAAACAAATTCATATGGAAGAAGGCACCTTTCTCAGACTCTTTCTAGATTTCAAGGAAGAAGTGTGGGACGCCGGCACTTACTCCTCCAAATTGGTCGCCACTCTCAACGGTGTTGAGATATTCTGCCTATCCAACCTCGTTAGGATTTCAGGAGAGTTGAAGGAGGGTCACTAATGTCCAATCCACGCTCGGGGATACAGTTAGCTTACCCCTTCGAAGAACGAAGACTCTTGAATCAAGGAAGATTCAGTCTGCGATGGTCCCCACCTTACATCCTTCAGCCCAAGCTGAACGGGGAGAGATGCCGCCTTATTCACGAGGGAGATAGGTGCCTCCTCCTCTCCTCAACAGAGGAAATCATATCATCTGTTCCTCACATCAATGAGGCCGGCCTCCTTCTCCCCCAGGGTGAGTTTGATGGTGAACTCTATGTCCATGGCTGGACCTGGGCTGAAATCCACAGTGTGGTCTCGACCACCTCCACCATGCATCCTAACTATGGTGCTATGCAACTCCATCTATTCGACATCATCACAGAGGGGAGTCAGATCAATAGGTTAATCTCCTTGAATCAGCGCTTCAGGTCAAACGGTCTTCCTCCCTGTTTACAGTTGGTCCAACCTCATATGGCCAACACCCTAGAAGAGATCTACCAGATTTATGAGAAGTTCATAGGACTTGGTTATGAGGGTTTCATCATTAGGCATGTAGATGCCACCTATCTTCGCAGAAGATCTCCGGCAATGATGAAGTTCAAGCCTAAGGCTAAGGACGAGTATCTTATCACTGGAGTGTATGAGGCCATTAGTGCCGATGGTAAGCCTAAGGGCATGGTCGGTGGCTTCAACTGTATCGACGACATGGGGACGGAGTTCTCAGTAGGGGCAGGTAAGTTAACTCATGAGAAGAGAATTCAGATTTGGGAAATGTGGCTTGATGCTCCCCACTATATCAAGGACTCATATCTTGAGGTTGAGTACCAAACCATGTCTGATAAGAAACGAGTTCCCTTATTCAGTAGAGCAGTACGAATTATCTAACCCTTCCTCAGTAGGAGGCATTTGCTACATTACATTTTGTAACATAGCAACCAAGGAGACCCTTATGAAAACAAAAGAGATAAACAGTACTTGGAGTCGTGAGGTAGGAGATTGGGATAAGACCTCCAATAAATATATAAATAAAAGAATTATCGAGATGCCTGATAAAATTCTTACTATGGAAATAATAGAGAAACCCTCAGGAGATACCATTAAGTTTCATGGAGATCCTACAGGATTTGCTTCTTATTACATCTCTACACTTTTGGAAGATGACTTTCCAGAAAGGACTCATCTATGCATTTGTGCAGGTACTATAAACAGTTATCCAATATGTTTAGTACCCTGGTCAGATGTCCTAGACTTCCTCAAATCCCAAGGGTATTCAAATGACTAAAGTCTTCATCCCTAACAAAAGTTATCACGACTTCTCAGATGCCACACGCTTCGGGGAGTTGATCTATCTCACCGCGGGCAAGATCAGCATCCTCTCCATAGGTCGCATGTACAGGACCTTCATGCCAGTTATCCAATCCTCAACAAAAGAGGACTACATCCTGGTCAGTGGCCCTTCGGTGATGACTAGCATTCTATGTAGTATGTTCTCAATCAAACACGGTGTCCTTAACTTACTGATTTACCAAATCGGAGGAGACAACAAGGGTCACTACAAACAAAGGAGGATCTCTTTTGAAGAACTCACTCAAGACACCACCCTCACTATCGCAGAGCCGGGCTTGGACTAAATTCTTAATTCATGGAGTGGAGGCTTCCCTTTCCAATCTTAGTAAAAGGGATTGCATCTCACCTTCTGAGAAGTATAACTTAGATGTGGCCCTAGCCACTGTTCGCAGGATAACTAACAATTGGGCCTTGGCTAAAGAACTTCAACTCCTGGAGGCAAGTTATGATACGAGAAAATCCTAATGATCCAAAATCAGATGTATTACTATCTGCTGAAGAATACGAAGAACTTCTTGATAAGATAGATCTTTTAGAGGCTCTTCAAGAAGGTGGGGTAGATAACTGGGAAGGCTTTGAATACGCTATAGATATTTACTATGTAAAAGGACCTGAACGTAGGAGGTAATCTAAATGACAGCCAAACAATATAAGAAAGTACTATCCATGTACAAAGAGGGCATTTCTGAGGAGATCTGCATAGCAGCCATTATCGAACTATGTCCCCTGATCCCATCCGTGATAGTGGCTCAGTGGATACTTAGATTCATAGAGGAGAAACAGAAATGACCTTACCCATACCCTACCACCCCTCACAAGATGTCCTAGACTCAACGAAGGTCCAAGCTTACCAATCATGCCCCCGCATGTTCTTCTATGAGTATATGTTGGGTTGGCGGAGTGCTCGTCCTAACAATCACTTGCATTTCGGCAAAGCGGTCCACATTGCCCTGGAGCACATCATCCTTCATGGGTACAGAGTGGAAGCTGTGATGGAAGCTTTGGAGATGTTCAATCAGGAGTACCGAGCATTCTTCCCAGAAGAGACTGATGTGATCTATAGCCCGAAGACCCCCACTAGGTTCTTCGACATGTTAATCCAATACCTCAAAACATACCCCGATGACCTCACAAGATACGAAGTCTACAAAACTGAATTCGGAGGAACTGTCTCCCTCTCTCCCCGACATGCACTGGCCTTCAAGATGGATACTGTCCTTATTGATAAGGAAACAGGTCTCTATTGCTCTCTTGAACATAAAACGAAGGGAGGGAACTATATCGGAGACGGATACTACTACGAACACATGATGGGCATCCAGGTCGGGACATACACCCACGTACTAAATTGTATGGTACCACCCTCTAAAGTAAGTGGAGTAATCATAAATTGCTTGTGTATGAAGAAGACCAAAAAGCCCGAGTACATCCTCCAACGCTTCCCGATCATGCTCTCGAATGTGCAAATGTATAAGTGGCTGGAGAACACTAAAGCCTGGATGGATAAGATTTACAGGGATGTAGAAGACCTTGAAGCCTCGTCACCTAGTAACGATATCATGAAGTGTTTCGTAATGAACGGTCGCAGCTGTACTAATTGGGGTCGTACCTGTATCTACCTTGATATGTGCACTAGTCACGCCAATCCTCTTCAACACATCGAAAGGATGCCTACCGATCTGGAGGTCTCCCACTGGAACCCCTTGGAAGAAGATCTTCGAGAAGTATTGACTTTGTAAGAACACCAAATAACACTAACCTAGTGAGGCCAACTATGTCCGAAATCAATCATCATCTCGACCCTACTGACGCAATCGCCCTATACAAAGGCCAGAAATCTATGCTCATCCTCATAATAGCCAAGTCTGGTCGAGGCAAGTCCACAGCCATTCGCAACCTCGACCCTAAAGAAACCTTCCTAATAAATATCCTAGGCAAACCTCTTCCCTTCCCCAAAGGTGGCCAATACCAGGAGAAGGACAACATGCTAATCTCCACTGACGCTGCCAAGATCCGCAGTACTATGATGGAAGTTTCCCGCAACGAGAAGTGGAAGAACCTCGTAATTGACGACGGCCACTACGTCATGGCCACGGAGTTCATGACGAAGGCCCTTGAGAAAGGTTACGAGAAGTTTACCATGATGGCTAAGAATATCTTCGAGATCATCCTTCTCACTACAAAGTTAAGACCGGGGTTGAAAGTCTTCTTCCTCACCCACGAAGAGGACACTGGCACTGAGAGGAAGATGAAGACCTTGGGCAAACTTCTGGATGATAAGGTGACCTTAGAAGGACTCTCCTCGATAGTCTTATTTGGTGAAGTCTTCTCAGAAAATGATAAGCAAATGTACTACTTCGCTACCCAAAGTAATGGCTACACCACGGCAAAGTCCCCTTACGATATGTTCCCCAATCGCATCCCAAATGATCTGGACATAGTGTCCAGACGTATAGACGAGTACTATTCAGGAGTTGACCTGAAGGACTCAAAATGTGATTTCACCTTATAGGAGAGTAGTTATGTCTGAAGATCCTTGGAAGCATCGTAGCGCTGGAATGAAATGCTTGACTTGCATGTGGTATGCTGTAAAAATAGGCAGAGAAGATAAGATTACTAGTGCTGTAGGTCGCTGTCGTAGACATGCTCCCACTATGAATGGCTACCCAGTTGTTTATGAAAAAGACTGGTGTGGAGATCATAAACTTAACGAATTAGCATTATAGGAGGTAAGTATGACCTTTAGAGTAACATTGCCAGATGACCCCGATCTTCCCTTGGATGAAGAGGATAAACTTTTAGGTCCTACTGAAGAGGATCTCTGTGCCATGGATGTTGAAACGTCCCTTGAATCTATATTTGAGGACTCTATTAACAGTTTAATATCAATCACCGAGGAGGTAAATCCACCTGAGAAAATCAAAGTAATTGGCAAGCTCCGTGGAGCCCTTGAACTGTTCAACCAAAAGTAAATAACACCTTTGGGCCTTAGCCCTAACTCACCAACCCATTCTAAAGAGGTACTACAATGAGCGAATTCGACGAAGAAATGGCAGCAATGAACGAGACTCTCCTTGACATCGACACCAGTGACTCTCAGGAGCCCACTACTGTGGAACCAGGCGAGTACAAAATTCGCATCACGGGATTCAGGAAGGATAACGAAGGCAAGGTGATTCGTACTTCTGAAGCAGGAAATAAGTTCTTCATTACAGTATTCGATATTCCTGATGAGGAATTCTCTAAGGGCCTGAGCAAAATGTTCATGGTCCCGACTCCTGAGATGGAGCCCAAACGTCTGAATGCAGTGAAGTGGGACCTTGAGTGCTTCAAGAGAGCTTTCGGCCTTGCCGAAATTAACTTCTCTAATATGGTCGGCAAGGAGGGTTATGCCATCTTGGGAGTCTCCCACTCAGAACAATACGGGAATCAGAACGAAGTGAAGAAGTTCGTCACGGGGGCCTAAGTAGACTGTATGGGAATGGCGAAATTGGTAAACGCTGATATATGGCACAGAGATACGGGAAACCTGATAGGCGTGGAGACACGTAGGCCAGTTGATCAGGACGTTGGGGACAAGGCCCCGCTAACGCTGCGCATCGCCCGTGCGAATATGAGAGCTTCCGGTATGGTCTAGGTAGTGTATTCTAGGTCGATGGTTCTCAAATGAAATCTCATTGCAGGTTCGAGTCCTGCTTCCCATACTAATAGATTGTAGGGAAGGTAGAGGTGGTAACCAGTGCCAGTCTAAAGCTCAAACCATTGACTCTTGTCTGCCTTTGCTACATTATGTAATGTAACATAGAAATCGGAGGAATCTAATATGGATTTTGGTGAAGCCTTAGATGTACTAAAACACGGAAATAGTGTCCAGAGATCTGGTTGGAATGGTAAGGGACTCTGGCTTACTCTCCAGACTCCTGATGCTAACAGTAAAATGACTCTCCCTTACATCTACATCAGCTATCCCACAGATGCTATTAACACACCTGGAGCACGAGTTCCCTGGTTAGCATCTCAGACAGACCTTCTTGCTGAAGATTGGGACGTAGTAAGTGAGAAGGTATAGAATTATTCCTTTGTTACAATATGTAACATAGCATTCAACCTTAAGGGTGGGGGACTAACTATCCCCTGCCCTACATTTAGTGGAGGACTTATGACAAGTAAGTACCCAAATCATGAGCAGTAATGATTATCGTCCACGTCTATCTGTGGAGGTCCGTCAGGATCAATTCAACAAGCTCCAAGACATCCTCCCCCATGGCACTCAGAAACTCCTCTTCCAGGCCCTCCTGGATGGAGTCATCGAGCTCCACAATCGTGGAGGATTCAACGCTGTCGGGGCGATCATCTCAGGCCACGTCAACATAGTCCAATTGGCTAAGGCTGGAGAAGTCTACACCCAAGTTGCTATTCCGAAGGAGTAGGTATGGCCACAATAGAATCCCTTAATATCTCCATAACCCACATGACGAGGGCAGCACTCTTCGAGCACCTAGGAAGGATTCGAACCCAGAGGAGACTCCGCCCAGCACCGAGGCAGAAGAGTACCCCTGCCAAGGTAGCCCGAGCACCTAAGAAAGGCAACCTCAAGCAGCAAGATCTCTTCCAATATGCCAATGGCCTCACCGACGAAGCTAAGGCCAAATTGGCTGCAGAATTGATAAGGGGCTTGATGGGATGATGCCACTGACAAACATCAAAGGGAGAATCTTTGGCGAGTGGAAAGTTGGAGAGAGGGCTCCTTCTATAGGTGGTCACGTAAGATGGATCGCCACTTGCTCCTGCGGTAACGTGAGAGAAGTTAGAGGAGACAATCTCCTGAAAGGAAAATCAACTAAGTGCAAACCCTGCGCATTAGCGCAACTATACAAGAGGTACAAATCATGACCCAAGATGTTTCACAACTTCTCTACGTTCCCATCGAGGACATAGACATAGGGGATAGATTCAGGAAAGATTACGGTGACCTAGGCCAGTTGATCTACTCGATCAAGAAAAACGGCCTTATCACTCCTGTAGCCGTAGGCCTTACTGAGTCCCTCAAAATCGACTGTAAGTCCGATAAGAAGTATACCCTCCTAGCTGGTGGCCGTCGAATGGCTGCCATCCTAGACATGAAATGGTCTCATGTGCCAGCCAAGATCTATGATCAACCTCTGACCGAACTCGACTTCAGATCCATCGAACTCGCTGAAAACTTGGACCGCAAGGAGATGACCTATGTCGAAGAAATCGCCCTCAAAAGAAAGATTAACGATCTGCAGATCAGCATACATGGAGCCAAGCATTCTAAAACACCTGATGCGGCAGGATGGTCTCAAGCAGACACCTCTAGGCTCCTTAAGGAGAGTCCTGCTAACCTTACGAGGGATCTTAAGTTGGCGCAAGCGATAGAACAGTTCCCGCAGATTGGACTGGATAAATGTAAGTCCAAGTCTGACGCACTAAAGTTGCTCAACAGTATTGGTAAGAAACTGAACAATTCCATGCAAAGTGAGAAGTTTACTAAGGACATGGGAACTGGAGACAAGACCTTCAAGAAACTCCACGACTCCTACATTCTTCGTGACTGCTTCGAAACCTTTGCTCAGATCCCAGCTAAGTCCATAGACTTCATCGAGATCGATCCTCCTTATGCCATGGACCTCCATTCGAAGAAGTCTGAAGGCTCCATGCTAGGTTATAATGAAATCGAGATGCTGGCCTATCCTGAGTTCATCACCAAAGTCCTAACCGAATCCCGCCGTATCCTCCGAGATGACGGCTGGATGATCTGCTGGTTTGCTATGGACCCTTGGTTCAACTTCATCTCCACCCTCTTGAAAGAGATTGGCTTCAAACTCAACCTCCTCCCCGGCTTATGGATAAAGCCGACTGGTCAGACTATGCAACCCGAAACTCAATTCGCCAACTGTTATGAACCCTTCTTCTACTGTAGGAAGAATGGTAGTGCTAAGTTAAATAAGATGGGTCGGTCCAATATCTTCGAGTTCAACCCGATGCCACCAGCTCAGAAGATCCATCCCACTCAACGTCCACTCCCTCTCATGATCGAGGTCTTCAGCACCTTCTGTGCTCCGGGCAAGAGTGCATACATTCCCTTTCTAGGGTCTGGTACCAGTCTCCTAGCAGCCCATACGTGCAAGGTTGGAGCCTTTGGTAATGACCTTACTAAAGAGTTTAAAGAGGGATTTATAGTTCAACTTCAAGCCTACCTGAAGGGCTGCGTATGAGTAGTGAAACTAAATTCAAATGTGATTTCTGTGGAGGTAATATAGTAACTACCAAATCCTCAGATGGACTTCAAGGCTGGACCAGATCTGCTAGTACTGATAACTTTACGTGGAATTTAGAATCCAGTCTAAGAGGTCCTCATATATGTACCAGTTGTGTATATGGGATAACTATTCAAGATGAATTCAAAAGAGGTCTTAAATGAGTCAAATACTCTTCTTCGACACTGAGACTACTAACTTGCCCCAATTCAAGAAACCCAATCACGATCCCTCTCAGCCTAAGATCCTCCAACTTGGGGCCATCTTAGCCACTGATGAGGGCGAGGTGGTGAATGAGTACTGCACCTTAGTGCAAATCGGTGACACTCCAATCAACCCTTACGCCCTCGCAGCACATGGCATATCTGCCAAGCGAGCTAACGAGGAGGGGATTCCTCCAACAGAAATGTTTCTCAAGTTCCATGAGCTGTCCCAGAGTTGTGATGCACTGGCCTGTCATAACTTCAATTTCGACATCAAGCTGATACAGATCACCAGTGCCCAAATCCAAGGAACCTTCACTGACCCTGATACTTCAGTCCTCTTGATGTCAGACATAGAAGAGTTACCTTATTATTGCACTATGGCCTCAACCATATCATACTGTAACTTGCCCTTCCCCAGTGGTAGAAAGGGTAAGAAGTTTCCTAAGCTCGAAGAGTTGTATCAGATCCTCTTCGGTGAGGACTTCGAAGGTGCCCATGATGCTATGGCTGATGTGAGGGCGACTATGAGATGCTACTTTAAACTCAAAGAGATAGGAGTAATGTAATGAGACCTACAGTATATGATGGATATGATGCACCTGAGGATTGTACGAATAAGAATGATCAGACTCTCGTGGATGAACTCAGATCTATCGCAGATGAGTGTCCCACCCGCTCCCTTGGCAAGTGCCTTGATGAGGCCAAGAATATAATCTGTGGTGAGAGGCAGGATACCTACGGCAAACCTGAAGACTCCTTTCAGATTATCGCTGAATATTGGTCAACATATCTTCAGCATGAGTACAATAGTGATCATCATCACTTACGAGCTAAGGATGTGGCCCACATGATGATCCTTTTCAAGATGGCTCGAGTTCAAGGACAACGCCCCTCTCGAGATAACTACGTTGACATCGCCGGCTATGTAAGCATCGCGGCTGATCGCCTTAGCGATTAGGAGGCCCTCCATGTTCGAAGATAGAAAATTTATAGAAGATGATATCGAAGCTTGCTGGCCACACTATAGGACATATCTGATAGATATACTCAATGGTGAGTACACGGTTGAGGCGGCAAGAGAGGACTTAAGAAGTTTGATTGGTAGTAAGTATGATCCTAGATATGGAGGGATCTCCCATGCCACACAAAAATAAACCTCGCTTTATCACCCCTCTGGAGGTTCAAGACATATTGGATAATTGCCACGGATCAGACTGTCATCTAGCCCTCATGCAATGTATTGCCAAGGGAATTAATGACCTTCTTCATGGAAGGGCTAGAGAAAGGACTGTAGTATATGGCCCTAAGAATAAAGCAAAAGATAGTGACTCCTTTATAGGAGAGTGCAAGACTTGATCCGGCTAGAATGTAGGAGTTTCCTACGTTACATTATGTAACATAGCAAAAACGGAGGATCTATATGTATGTAGATGATTATAAGATAGAGGCTCTGGAAAGAGCTATACAGGAATTCAAGGGTGAAGGTCCCACTGTACAAGATGTTGATGAGAATTACAAGATTGCCAAACATCTGGAAGAATTACTCCTGGATATAAAACTAGATCCTGATAATAATTACTAGGGAGAAACATTATGGATCGTATGCAAGCATATGCTAGAGATGATGAGGTAGCAGCTAGGTTAAGAGAGAAGATTGAAAGTATTGAGGGTAATTTAATGGAGGAATTAAAGACATCTTATGGTGCAACTAAGTTTGAATTCTTTGGGACTATGTTTGATGGGCTAGATCTTATGGGACTTGGAGCTTCAAGTTTTGGAAAACTCTAATATTTAATGGTGTAATCTTATGAGAGCAACTTACGTACCCCCATCTGGCTCTAAATCCTCCCCTTACATAATCGTAGGTGAGCAGCCTGGGAAGACAGAAATCATGCGAGGGAGGCCCTTCTGTGGACCCTCCGGCGTGGAGCTTGAAGATAACCTCCGCATCGCGGGGATTAATCGTGCGGACTGTTACTTTACTAATGTCATCAAGGACGCCGATAGACCCCTCGGTCACTACATTGAATTCAATCCGAGGAAGGGTACTGTAATCCATCCTCCTGGACAGGAGTACATCAATGAACTCGCAAGAGAACTTACAGAATGCTCAGGTAAAGTTATTATCGCTCTTGGTAACACTGCGCTCTTTGCTCTGTGCGATAGAGTGGGTGTCACGAAGTGGAGGGGTTCAGTACTTTCCCCAACGCTCATCTCGGATAAGACGCTTATCCCGTCGATCCACCCGTCGACGATCATCTTCCCGAAGAATCAATACACCAACAAAAGACTCCTCATCTACGATTTACTGAGGGCTCGCCAAGTAAAAGAGGGGAAGTGGAAAACCCTAGATCGCCATATAGCCATCCGTCCCACCTTCTCCCAGGCCCTAAACTTCCTCAACGTCTGCTCTATGTGGGGCAAACTTGGGAACCCCGTCGCTTACGACATCGAAGTGGATGTGTTCAACGGAGAGATGACCTGCATCTCTTTTGCTTACACCCCTACAGATGTTATGTCCATCCCTTTTACTTGTGAGAGGGGGGACTACTTCACTCTCCCACAAGAATCGGAGATTCTTAAGAAAATTGCCTCCATTCTCGAGGACCCTACTATCCCCATCCTAGGCCAGAACCTAGTGTTCGATTGCCACTACATGCTGAGGAAATATGGAATCCACACATCCAATATACACGATACAATGGTTGCGCAGAAGACTCTACTACCTGACTATCCTGTCGGCCTCCACTTCATTTGCTCTCAGTATACTGACATTCCTTACTACAAGGATGACGGAAAGTACTGGCTTAAAGGTATTGGTAATTGGGAATCTGGTTGGCGTTACAATGCTCTTGATTCTGTGGTCTGTGCTGATGCATACCCTAAGCAAATGGAAGCACTTTTCAAACAACACAACTACTTCGCCTACGAAAGAAAGCGGAAGTCCATCCTCCCCTACGTCTTCATAATGGAGCATGGAATTAGAATTAACCTCGGTTCTATGCAACAAGCCTACAATGATGCTGAGCGTGAAGAGCAGGATCTACTGAGACAGTTACATGCAAAGTGTGGCTTTGAGCTGAACCCTAACTCTCCCAAGCAAGTAGCCACTTACTTCTATGTCACCAAGAAGTTACCTGCGTATAAGAACAAGACTGGAGGTAACACCACTGATGAAAAAGCCCTTAAACGAATCGCCCGTAAAGGCTACCCCGAGGCCTCAATCATCCTTAAAATTCGTGGACTTAACAAAGAACGAGCAACTTTTCTCGACACTTCTAAAGTTGACTCTGATGGAAGAATGCGATGCTCTTACAACCCAGTTGGAACTCGATTCTCTAGGGCTTCAAGCTCTGAGAATATATTCGGGACAGGTAACAATCTTCAGAACCAACCCCATAGGGTGCTTACACACTTCCTTGCCGATCCCTATCACGTATTCTATGGGATGGACCTAGGACAGGCAGAGAATAGGATCGTGGCCTACGTGGGACGCATCACTCAGATGATCGAATGCTTCGAAACCAAACAAGACGTACATAGTCTAGTAGCATTAATCATGGCTAACATGTACTACGGAGGCAAGCTTCCTCCAGGATTTGATCCTCGTCACACACTTGCTCCAATTGGTGACGGAAAGAAACCCTGGCGTGACTGGGGCAAGAAGACTGGCCACGCAGCAAACTATGACATCACCTATAAGACCCTTGCTCTCTACAATGAGATACCAGAACGCGATGGTAAGATGATTCTGGATATCTACCACAAAGGATTTCCCGGTGTGAGGAATGGATTCCACGCCTATGTCCAAGGATGTATAAACCGAAACAGGACACTGACTAACTTGATGGACCGTAAGACAGTGTTCACAGATAAAATAGATGACCAGTTATATAGGGAAGCTTATGCCTGCATACCTCAAGGAACAGTTGGAGATATCATCGATGAACGAGGTCTTAACTTCGTCTACTACTACAGAGATCCCATCTTCAGAAGTGTCAAACTTCTTATCCAAGTTCACGATCAAATTGGATTCCAAATCCCGACGCCTATGCATCCAACCGACCCCGTCCCTTGGGCAGCCCACTCCAAAATCCTTGGAATGATTAAGGCCTCTCTTGAGACTCCCCTCTACACCCACTATGGCCTCAAGTTTGTAATCCCTGCAGATACGACAATGGGAGTCTCATTGAATAAGGAATTGGGTCAGGACTTAGACTCCTTCGACCCAGAGTATCTGGAAAAGACTTACTACAAGTGTACTGATAAATGGTTACCTGAAGTTAGAATGTAGAATAATATAAGGAGTAATGATGAATATAATTTTGTGGATACTTATTGGATGGGTAGTATGGTTTTTTATAGGATGTCTAGTTTTAGCATTTATTGATACAGATGATGGTCAATTACTCAAATGGGCTACTGCTTGTCCTGTCCCATTAGGATATGGTATTGTAGTATCTCTCTGGCCCGTAATTTTATATTTCTGGTGGAAACATAAGTAATTAAGAAGATATGATGGCTCCCTACTGTAATAGGAGAATAGTATGACTACAAAACTTGTCTTAACATGGTTTTTAATTACTATTATAATACTTATAGGTGGATTTTATGAGGTAGAATACGGAAGAACATCCATAAGATGGCATATATTTACAGGATGGATATTTATAGGTATTATAGTTGCACTATATAGAATATGGTAATGGAATCCCTACATTACATAATGTAACATAGAAGATAAGGATTAGTGATGGGACGAAAACTAGCAGACTGGCTCGACTCTTACATGATCTATACGAATAATTCGGAACCTCCAAAGTTATATCACACTTGGACCGCAATCAGTACTGTGGCCGCAGCCCTCCAGCGAAAGTGCGTGATGAATTGGGGACCTATTCAATTCTATCCTAATATGTATGTCGTACTTTGTGGGCCTGCTGGACGTGCCCGGAAGGGTACTGCCATGTCCTATGGGAAGAATTTCTTGTCTCGCCTAGGAATCAAGATGGCTGCTGAGTCCATAACTCGTGAGGCCCTAGTCCGTGAGATTATGAACGCTCAGACCACTGAGATTGATACTGAGACAGGTGAGATGACATTCCATTCATCACTCACAGTCTACGCACCCGAGCTTGTAGTATTCTTAGGATATAACCAGCAACAACTAATGATGGATCTAACCGACTGGTTCGACTGTGGCTCTGGCCCTGATGGCAAGTGGACCTACCGCACCAAGCATCAAGGCACTGATGAGATTGTAGGTATCTGGATCAATCTGATTGGCGCCACTACTCCAGATCTCCTCAGGTCCTGCTTAAGTATGGATGCCATAGGCGGAGGACTTACCTCAAGGATCATCTTCGTCTATGAACCAGATAAGTTCCAATCATGTCCTGCTCCCTTCCTATCCCAAGCTGAGAAGGACTTGAGTGAATCCCTCTACTATGATCTGGAGCAGATTCACATGATGAAAGGAGTCTTCAAACCCTCCAAGGATTTCATTGACTTATGGGTCGAGTGGTACATAAAGAGTGACCAGCAACATCCCTTCGACGATCCACACCTGGCCCCCTACTGTGAACGTCGTCCAGTACATGTAATGAAACTGGCCCTTATCCTTAGTGCTTGCCACACTGACTCCATGATTGTCACGGCTGACGACCTTAGTCGTTCCATCCGCACAATAGAACAGACTGAAAGAAACATGCCTAAGACCTTCTCAGGCATTGGTAAATCTCCTCATGCTGAAGTCCTATCTAAAGTGATGAATGAAATAGGGTTAGCGGGGGAAATCTCTATGAGAGAGTTACAGCAGAAGTTTTATCATGATGCGGATGCCAGAGTCTTGGAACTCATTGTGCAGACCCTTTCCGGCATGGGCTTCATCACCAGAGTAGAACGGGGTAACGAAACAATACTTAGGTATCACAAGGTTAGGCCAGGAGGTGAAGTATGAAACAACTAATCGACCTCTTACATATCCTCCAATGTAGGAAGAATCACGAGAGTGACATGGCCCGAGCCTTCAGTAAGGCAGAGGGAGTCTGCTACTATTACCTTGAGAATGACATCGCTGGCGGAGAGTCCATGGAAGATCATACTATCTGGACTCAGAATGTGGAGAAGTTCAAGATTGCTATGAACCTCGGTAGTGACCAAGAGACTATGGACTTCATAAGAGATTGCATCAAGATCTCCCATCAAATCCATAGTTTGTCTTCGGGCAGTAAGTATAGAGTGGACTTCATTAA